CTGATAAGCAGATGTTAAAGGTATACCTGGATAATCATTATCATTAGGACCAGCTACACCAAACGCAACCGAAGGAACCCCTTCGTTATTTATGCTTATTGTATTACTACCAGGCTGCATAAGAGCAGGGTAAGAAACATTTTTTGCAGTAGCATCATAATTATCAGCACCTGAATTACCTGGGTTTGGGGAATTACCCCACTGAGACCATCCTATTGATGCACCGGTCGCCCCTTGCGGCCCTTTTAAATTAATACCCGTATTGCTCCAAACTAATCCGGTGTATTCCCAAACATCCCCGTTACTCTGTAAATAATAGTCAGCTGCTAAAGGAGTAACAGTAGGAGGGGTAACATTAGGATCATCGGTACCTTCATACCATTCTGTCCCTCTTTCACCTCTACCGCCAATTGGGCCTGATGGGCCTAATGGACCTGCTGGGCCTACCGGACCACCACCATTTAACAGTAACTGATCAAAATTAAAATTAATTTTATCAACTGCTTGTGAGATAGTATCAGAAGCAATTAATTCTTGTATGGTGATTGCCATCTTTAAATCTTTATTTTTTAATTAAGGTAACACTGAATCCAAACGACTCAGTAAACCCTTTCCTTTTGTTATATATTAGCTTTAAATCAAATGGATTAGTATTTAGTAATTTAGAACCAATAGAAGTGTTTACACTTAATCCTGCATTAACCTTTTCTGCATTTGTTAGTTGAGCAGTAGAATAATCCAACGGTAATTTTTGCCTGGTGCTTTTTACATAAAACTCTACCGATGAGATCTTATACAACTGTAAAATGTTTTGTGTAATATATCTTTCAACATCATCATCTATAGAATCTATATCATTATAACTAAATTCAGGTTTAATGTACTTTTTAAATTGATCTCTAATAGGTGTAAACAAATATTCAATTAACCTTTTTTGTATAAAGTTATAAAAAACAACAGAAGTATCATTTTCCTGAGTCATAAATGTTCCATCTATTAATGAAGGCTGCCTAATAGCACCTTTATCAAATGGTGAATGTAAAAAAGTTTCTAATTTTATTTCTTGTGGTACTTTTAAATACTTAGAACCATAAAATGACTTTCTTTCAGTCATTGCCTTTGTTCCTATAATAGATTCTATTTGTGACTTGTCAATACTTTTTCTAAAATAAGAAGGTTCCCAGTTAGATGAAAATAGATAAAAATCTCTTTTTGCTATACCTACTTCATTAATAAGTGGATAAAGACTAAGATATGCGCCTTCTTTAGAAAGTTCTAATACTGTTGAAGGATCTTCCTCATTAACTTTATGATAAAATAAATTCTTTATTTGTCCAAAATTTTCAACATCATTACTATTAAACTGGGTATTGCAATATCTACATAATTCTAATACTTTAAGTTTATAAATCTCATCATCAATAACACCACCAGTATATCCTGTTGGATTATCAAAATCTATATTTAAATAAGGGTCTCTAAATGAAAATAAATTTAATGATGTTGGTTGGTAATAACCTGCATGTCTTCCTATTGGTGTTATTCTAGGTTTTGTTTGTAAAGATAAATCATATCCTATAATATCTGTAAGGTTAAATACGGTTGGTTTTGCAGGATCTGGTAAAACACCAACATAAACAGATTTTAAAATATCAGCTTGAGCTCTTAATTCAATCATAAATGTCTGTAAGATATTTCCGTTTTTATCAACTACTCTATTACCATCTTTATCTATAGTTTCATATAGGACATCAGAAGATCCTTGATTAACATTTTTAAATAGTGTAGCAAAACCAACGTCTCTTAGTCTGGTAACATACGCGTTAAATCCACCATTTAATGTAAAATATTCTGCGGTAGATAAATCTGTTGAGGTTGGTGTTAATCCACCTGGTACAAAAGCTACACCATTTTTTGTTATTTCAGTAGCAAAGAATTGACTATCAGAAACTACTCTTATTATACCTCTACATTGATAAATATCCGTACCTATTACAAATTGAAGTATATTAAATTGACCATCCGCACCTATAGTTATATCCCTTAAAAATCTAGGAGGGTTACCGTTTGCATCAGGTACTCCTTGTATTAAATAGGCACCTGCTGTTATATTATATGATGTTGCTGCTAAACTAAGAGCTCCTTGTACAATTCCCTTTTCATAAAAAGGGCGCCCTGTTAATGGGTTGAATATCGATTCACATTCTGTAGGTCCTGAAGTGTTTACTCTATAATCATTTTCTAAAGAGTATAATGAAGTTCTATCAATTTCCTGTTCTCCTTCATTTATACAATAGTTATCAAGAGTTAAAAATACCATCATTACAACAGTTTTCCATTTATCATTTTTAACGAACTTAATTTGCGTTTCCGGTTTATCAGGTGCATTGGGTATTAACATTACAGAAAATCTATAATCATTAAATCTTCCATCGTTAACATATTTTAAAGACCTTGCATTAAAATTAGGTCTATTTTCAGGGTTTGCTTTTGGTTTTGCAATAATTCTAACCCCTCTCAAAAAAGTTTCAGCAAAATTCTTTTCATCCCCTCCAGAGAATCTACCATACCTAAGCTGCCTATCTATGAGATTAATATTACCACCTGTTGTAAACTTATCAACTATAAAGTAATCATTAAAATAATCTTTATCTACCTTCTGAAAAGTACCAGGTGTATACGCAGCTCCCGTTATAGGATTTGCCTCTATTGTATCAGTTGGTGCAGTGTCAATATAACTCCAAGAACTTTTAATAGCATCATCATTAAAGTAATAAGGAAATTCACATAGATAATACCATTCATGCGAGAACCCGAGTGGATCTTGGCCTACACTATATTTTGAAGGTGCAAAATTATTTTGACCAAATGCCTCGTTTACATTTAAGCTATATGGTAAATTTCTGACATTCTTACCATCATCTATCCATGACCATTTATTAATGTATGGAATAACTCTTGATGCAACTGCTTGTTGCTTTATAAAATTTTCTTCTAATCTATCGTATTCTGATTTTATAATAGAATCAACAGTAGTATCAGGATCTGAATCTCTTAATAACCCTATCAATGTAGAAAAACCACCATTATCATAAAATTCTCTAATCTCTGGGTTTGTACTTATTCCTGTATATGTGTTTGTGGCTGGATCAACTGTATTATAATGAATCCTTTCATAATTTAATTCACCTTCTCTACTATAAAGATTACTGTAAAAGTCATAATCAAAATCTCTTACTGGGAAAACTGAAAATCTACCAAAAGATGGCATATAATCAGAGTACAGTGCGACTTGATTAGATCGGGTAACATTAATTTGATTATCATTTAATGTTATGATAACATATTCATCAATTCCATTATAACCTATTTGTTTACCTCTTTCATTTGTAATAGGTTCATTTAAATAAGGTACCCAATCACCTATTTCAGCAAACCCGTTTTTAGATTGAACAAAATTACCTTTTTCAAATCTTTCTTGGTCACCGTTTGCAACTTTAAGTAAAGCACGGTTAACATCATTACCTCCTACAAAATTAGCTTTAGGTTTTATTAAATCAGTTAACGGGTATGTAGAAATATCATTAACAGTTAGAGGATATGATGCATAGTCTAATTCAAAATTAAGCCTATTAAACCTTGACCCACCAAATCTAGATTGAACATATACTGTATCTTTATTATATGAAGCCACAAAAAATCTTTTCTCTGGTGAAATACCTTCATTTATTGCTGAAGTAATAGATTGTGCAATTTCTTCTGTTGTTCCGCTAGGATTAAAAAATTGATTTTTATTTTTACCTGGATTAGGTGCTTCGGCTGTACTTGCTGCAACTTCCCCAACTAAATCTAAACCATCATAAAAAGTAATTTTAAAACCGTTAGTTAATTCATTTAAGATTTTAAATGATGATGTGGCTTTACCTTTTTGTTCTAATATACTAGCATTTGCAAAAGTATCAGGCTGTTTAAATCCAGCAATCTTAGATATATCAATCTTAGTATCAAATAGTCTTATTTGATTTTCCCCCCAAGTTGAGCCCTTTTTAATTGTATGAAATTGATTATCCTTATCCTTTACATAGAAAATAGATTCAACTTCATTTACTCTAGGAGGAGTTGGTAAGCCAGTGGTTGTAGTAGTTTTAGCAGGGTCTAAATAAATAAGTACCCCATTAGAGTTAGTTATTTCAAATGGTGTATTTAAAAATTGAGATACCTCAGTAACCGATTTTATTTTAGGCAACTGTGTTTTTTCTGTATTTTTGTAAAAGCCTTCACCTGATATATCAAATAAACCTTCTTCTACTTCATTAACATATAATCCAAAATATCTATTAATTGAATACTCTTCTGCATTAATGTCAGAGAATAAGAATTCCATGTTAATCAAATTAGCCAATAAGACATTATTTCTTTCAAACCCTTCAGTAAAAAAGAATTCATTATTAATAATAGTAGTATCCTGTGTAACTAAACCATCATATGAAAAACTACCAGCTTGTGTAAATCCACCTTTACTGTAATTTATACCTGACCATTGTATAGGCTCATCTTTTCTCCATGAAATATTAAGAGGAGATTTAGGAAATGATTCTTGATTTCTATAATTTCTAATATACGACCCTAATAAACTATTGCTTGTTAAATCAAATGTTTTAATTGCTGTACAATTTTCTAAAACATTTTTATTAAACTCTGCAGATGTTTGTGCATTAAGATAATTAGTATTTTGTAAAGATTCATTTATATTATTTACAGCAGCAGGATTATCTATTCTAAAAATAACAAAATTGTTAGGTATTTGTTCGTTTAGCCATATTGGAGCTAACATACCTAAATCTTCAGTATAAGAAGCAGATGCAACAGATCTAGCCCCAGCAGAATAAAACATTTCATACTGGTTTTGGTATTGTGAAAGTACCGCTACATCTTGATATTCTTGAAATACTTCATATGCCAACTGTGCAGGGAATTTACCTCCTTGGAAAAATTTCCAGACATCGCGGTCATAAGTATCTTTACCGCTAATCTTAAATGCTTTAAATGATGCAGCTGATAATTCTGTGTTGGCATTAAAAGATTCTAAATATAAGTCTTCACCGTTACTCACCAATTTAACATTACCTGTTAACTTAGGATTAGTTCTGACTATACCATAGGATGCTTTATCAAAGAGTTTTTCGGCCATTTAATTCTCACTTTTTTTATTTATTCACCATGAAGGTAGTGAAAACTAAATGTTACAGGAAGCCTCCACCGTCTACATCAGTTTCTTGGGCAAACCCTCGATTCACACCACCACCTCTAGCAGATCCACCACCACCTCTAACAACTTGATTTACTCTAGTTGCCGTAACGGTTGGGCTTAACTTAGTTAATACTTTTTCCAAATCGTTTAAACCTTTAGTAACTGTTTTAGTTGGGAATACATCAATATTTAAATTATCAGATCTATATTTAGCAAATACCTCTATGTCGTATTGATAAACATCCTGGTTATTAGGGAATATATCAAAACCGACTTTCTTTGCATAGGTAAGGTTTACAGTTGCACCTGTACTATCACCTCCGATATTTCCTAGACCTCCAGCAGAACCATCACCAGTACCAAAATAATCGGTCATCCTATATTGAAACACTAGTGGAATGTTAATTGAATTCTGTTGCCCAAATTGAATGATAGCCTCTGATTGTATTGAATCACCATTCATTTGTATACTTTGGTGTGCATCAGCAGACATAAATAAATAAGAACCTACTGATTGTTTACCTAGTGTATATTGATCAAATGTTTCAAATGAATTTTTAGTATTTCTTTCATATCCATTTCCACTGTTTACTATATTAGGATCTACTGCATCAGATAGAGCATCTATTGCTACGATAGAAGGGCTAGCTATTAATGTTTGCCCAGAAGTCCATGTTTGACCTGCTAATGTTGATGTTGAGGCCATTTCTTGTAGCTTTATTGAATTTTCATTTAAGTATATTGACTGTTGCTTCCCATACGGTTGATCAGATTGCAGATTCATAAATTTAGATTGTCTAAACATAACATTAGCAGTACCATTACCACCTGTTGTACAGTCAGCTTGTGTAGAAGTTATAGGATCTCCTATATTACCTAGAGTGAAAGTATCTCCAGTAGCTCTTATGTATGCTTGTCTAAATGCATCCATACTTTGTACTATAGGATGACTAGTATGTACCTCTAAAGTATTATCATCACCTAAAGGATAAGTCCCCGCTGTAGTCGGCTCTCCTGTAGTTACATCAAAACCACCACCCCATATAAATTCAGTTTCTGAAACAATATTAGTATTAGTACTTCTACCATAAAAGTTTTCAGCAGTATCTAAATTAAATGTATAGTCACCATCTGGGTTAATGTAACTATAGAAAGTTTCCTCAGATGATACATCATTAAATCTACTATTAATAAATTGGTTTTTATTTTGCGTAGATTGAAATGGTGCTAATGAAGTAGTTTGACCATATTTCCAATCAGCATTAACAGTAGGATTGGTTAAAAGAATTGGAGTTAAATCATATTTTCGGACTGTATTATAATCTACATCTGATGATATATATGTAGCCCTACCATTACTCTGATTAGCTTGGCTATTATCTAACCATGAATATGTTGCAGGTAAAATAGTACTACCTCCAGTTACTTGAGCTACACTGTAGTTAGGATCCTCTGATTGTTTAACCATTCTTTGTCTATTTCCTGCTATCCTAGAAACTAATCTTAAACCAGTCTGTTCTCGGTTTGATAAATTAATAAAGAATGTTTTAGATATTACAGCACCTCTTGGATCATCTAAGTTAGACACCTCCTGTGAATAAAATCCAGCAAATACTTTAGTTACAGCATTTCTCTTAATTCTTGTAACATTACCTTGATCATCAATTAACTGACAAACCAATTCTCCTTGCGCATTAGAAAGTATTTCAGCAAATAAATCTAATTGATTTTGCATTTCTTGTAATTTAGTAAACAAATCAATTGGCGTTTGGTTTTCTGATAAAAAGCCTGATGCAATTACTGGTGATGAATGCGCATAATAAGTTTCATTCGCTGTAAAAGAACTGCTTAAATGTTGTTGTATACCTAATTCATTTAAATCTTCTTCTAATGAAACTTTAGCTAAGTCTTGTTGATTTTGATTAATTATTGCCTCTACTGCATTATCAGAACTCAGATCAGCTGGGAAAGGTATAACAACAGATCTTGACCAATCACTCTCTAGTGGATTGGTTGGCCAACCTGCCTCAGATACTGATTTTACTTGGACTTCTACCTGTTCACCTTTTCTAATAGGTATATCTAATTGATTAATGTTTACGGCATCGGCGTTATCCGCATCTATTTCAACCCATTCATAAACCCCTGTGATAGAATTTTTAATCCTAGGTCTTAATGTACTGTCTATAATGTTATAATTTGAAAATGCACCTTGACTAACACCTGACCCATCAATAAAATTAAATTGATCTACAGGGTTAGCTGCACCATCACTAGATAAATAACGATACCTAGTCTTAAACTTTACAATAGATTGAACTCCAGTTGCTGGTGTAGACTTTTCTTCTGGCATTGACCAAAATCCTCTTGCCCTATATTTAGGTGAAATAGATGATACTGAATTATCTTTTGCTTTAGCATCAATTTCTTTTACAACCGATGAATATAATTGTCCTTGTGAAGACCTTTCTGTAATAAGACCTTGTAAAGCATTTACATCAGCATCTCTTTCAACTTCAGTTGAATAATTAGTAGTTTGTATTTTTGTCCTGCTTTGAGAAATTGCACCATCTAATTCTTTAAGTGTAGCTTCTATAGTATTTTTTTGATTATTTAAATCTGTTAATTCCACAATAGCCGGAGCATCACTTACTTGGCCATTAATTAACTTAACCGCAAAATCCCCATCATTTAAGACTGGTGCATTAGGCTTAACACCTTCCCTCGTAGTAGGCATTCTATCATCTGCAAAGGAAAGTAACATAGCACCAAAATCAATAGCGCTTTGTTGATAATATTCGGCTAAGGTTTGCTCAACACCACCTTCATTAACAGTAGTTAATGTGTTAGTGTAGAACGCACTACCTGGCGACCAATTCACAGAAGGTATTTTTGAATCTGGGTCAATAGGTTTTACAAAAGTTACACATCTTTCATTAAACCCAACAGTAACATCTACTTGAACATTATCTTCTAGTGAGGATGCAATCTTTAATACATCTGCACCAATTCTTATAGCTTCATAACCTTCTACTAATTCTACAATAACTGTATTAGTACTAGAATCAACTTTAGTAACTTTATACCTTGTAGTAATAGGATCACTTATAACTTCCAAACTATCACCGACTGATAGCTGTACTGTGTCATCAAAATCAGCCTCAGCATCAGTATAAAATATCTTATTTAGTTTATATTGTTTCCTTTGTGAAGTGACGCTAACACCGTTTATTTCCTCTGTAACTGTTGCATCTGATATTCTTAGTACACTAAAGTTTCCAGTATATCTTTTAACTCTCGGTGGTAAATCTACAACAGCCTCATCTAATACATATGATATATTTTTTTCTACTATTTCTTGTAAAAACTGATTATAATCAATATCACTTCTACCTAAATAAGAATTATTAAAAAAGTTAACTTTAGTTTGAGTATTCGTATTTAAAATGTAACGCTGAATAATTGCTCGTTCAGTATCAATAGGAACTTGTCCAGTTAAATCAAATGAAATATAAAGAAGCGGATTAATTAGTTCTTCAAAAAACCAATTAGGTTTTATATTAAAATTTTCAATGGTATTAATTGAAGTTAAATCCTGTGCTTCTGTTGGAAGTTTAGCCAAAACCAATTTTCTAAATGTACCATCAGATAATCTTATTGAACTATTTGATCCATTAAGATTAGTAAGTGTATCAATATTGGTCTGTAATCTATCTACCGAATTCTTTAAAAACCCAAAACTTGGAATAGTTACTCTAGAATTAGTTCCATTATTATTTTGTATATTAATAGTAACCGACTCATTGCTTGAGGTTATGGCCTGATTAACTTTCTCAAAACTTTCTAATGAATTATTAAAAAGTCTAAGAAGCTCTGGGAGCATTGTTGATATTGAATTATTTTCAGCCATTTATTTTTCTTCTTTCTTTTATTATATTATTTATTTAATCACATCATGAACGAAACTCAGAACTCCTTGTTCTGTGCATATAAATTCTATAATAGGTTTAGATGATATTTCTGCATTTTGTATAACTCCCATAGATACTCCATAAGAACCTGTATTAAGTCTACTTGGTGCATCAGTCCAAACTCTTATATTTCTTGATCCTATATCTAAAGAATTGTTAAATGTTAATCTTAATGTTTGCCCTGTTTTCCATTGTATTCCTGTATCATTTACATAAATATTTAAATCACCACCTGCCTCATTAACAGTATCAAGCCTTAACATATTAGTGTAAGATCTTAATTCTGTAAATACCTGTGGTATTGCTTGGTTTAGATTCAATGGATTAACTGTAGTGATTTGAACTTCACTATTATCAAACGGTACCATGAAAGTATATTCTTGTGTTGCTAATGATATTGTAATGAGATTAGGTACATTGGTATCAACAGTTATACCAGTCCCTTGTCTAACTACATCAGTGTTATATTGTAAACTAATAGGTACATTACCATTAGCTAAAGACTGAATCTCATCAGAGTTTTTAGCAATAAGGTCTAATAAAACTGTATCATTTGCAAAAGCTAAATTAGCATTATCTAATTGATCTTGTACACTTGTGATCTGCGCTTGTAATGAAGTTACATCAGCAACATTAGTTATTTGATTTTCTAAGGTTTGGACCTTTTGGTCTAACTCAGAAATTTCTAATTGCTGGGTTTGGAATATTTTTGCTGATTCTTGTAACTGTGCAGTCGCTTCACTGAAGAGCTGCATTGAAAATGTATTATAGTCATTAACAATTGTGTCGATGCCGGCCGTTCCTGGCGAAGCATCAAATCGTAAATTGATTTTAAATCCATAACTATTTCCATTTTGTCCTGTAACTTTATTAGGTTTATATTTAGGATATCTTTGAATATATCCTCCATCTGTAGTAGGTGTAATATTATCTACCAATAAAATACCATATAAGTTGGTAACAGTATTTGCAGTGTTACTTGTATCTACTAAGTCATAATAAACTAATACGGAATTAAATTCAAATGTACTTGCTAAATCAGTACCATTGAATTGAGGTATTGTAGAAATAGTAGGATCGGTTATAATCTGTTCATAATCATTAGCAGTAAAATCAACACTAATACCATCTAACTCGGACCTCACATAAGCAGATCCAGTAAAACCTGCAGGGCTACCATAATCAGCTGGGTATTTTCTTATATCTACACTAACAGGATTAGTAAAAGTTACAGGTTCGGTAAAATAAGAATCTGTTGTAGTCGGCGGCGTAGGCTCATCCATCCAATTTGCATTTGGATCGGTATAACCAGCAGGACCTAATCCTAAAAGAGGTTGATCATAATCATAAAAAGCATTAATACTTAAACCTTGCGGTTGTACTGTACTTGCATTACGACCTAAAATAAATTCATCCTTACCTTGTATTTTTAAACTAGGTTGATAATTTGAATCAGAAATTGTATCAAATAAAATTGTTGGGGTACCACCAACCTCTGTTGGTACATTAATGTAAAGTTCTGTATAAGCTTCACCTGCTTTATCTACATTATTAACAATATCAATATCACCTATGTATTTTACAACTCTTCTGTATTGTCTACTTCCTGTTGGTTGTTCATCTTCTTCAACAAATAAAGGTCTTGTTACTCCTGGATTTTTTTCAAGATTAGTAGCGGCCCTGAACCTCATTGCCCCAGTCTCTTTCATCCATTTGAAAAATACTCGTTCTGCTACTGACCTTTGTACGGTGTTATCGTAATTAGCATCACTAATAATTAATTCTTCTAAATTCAGCGCATAATTTTGAAGACTTTCGGTAAAGTTAACATTAGGATCACCTTTAAGACCACCACTAGCAATCATACCATCAATAGTATCAAATTGCATATAGTTTTCATAATTACTAAATGTATTAGGATCTAATTTATCAAAATCAGGTATATTCAAAAGCACAAACTTAGAAAAGACCAACTTAAGATTATCATTATTAAGGGTCTTTGAAAGATCTCGTGCAGATGAGGAGAAGGTATAAAAAGTACCTCCATCCGCCTGCGGTGTTTTAATTAAAGGCGTCGTTGCCATGTATTCCTTTTCTTTTTATTAAACTATTGTATATCCGGTTCCACCTACTAAGTACCAAACTCCATTTCCAAATCCATCATCAACACATAGTAAGTGAACAGTTTTACCTTGTTCATTTAACTCAATACTAGTACCACCTGGTAATACTAATGGAGTTACTGCACCGGTAATATTAATAACACCAGTCTGTGCTTCAGAATAGACAAAGAATATTTCTTGACCAATTGTACCATCATTAAGCTGAATAGTTACAGTTGTACCTGTACTATTACCAACCCTTTCAACAGTATATGGTGGAACAGCTGTACTTGTACCAACTGTAATTACACCAGGTGAACCTGTTGCAAATCCATCATTTAATGTTTGTGGATCAACATCATTTCTGACTAAACCTCCACCATTTAGGTTTAGGTTTCCTGTCATATTAACATTGGTTAAAACATCGAAGGTTGAAGCATTAATATCTAATAAGATGGTACTTAAACCTACTCTTAATGATTCTGTCTTAACATCATTAAGATTAGTAATAGTACCAGCAGTAGGATTAAAGTAAACCTCCATTGCATTAATTTCACTGGTCAAAATATTGAAGTTATCATTCAATACTAGTCTAGACCCAGATAATGAATCTGTTCCAAGAATTTCTGTTACGCTAATTGCCATTTCTTTTGTTTATTTAATTACTAGGATATTTCTACCCTTTTTATATTTATTCCCATTCGTATCTGTAAGTTCAAGGGTGATTTCATATTTCCCTGGTTGCTTAAACAGATAAGTTAAGTATTTACTCTCAAAATATATATCGGCCATGTTTGAGTTAGTTGTATTCTTAATAATCCATCTAGGATTGGCCTTTCCTGGAATTTTACATTTATCATAAACAAACATCAACCAACTCATTTTAGGTAATACTTTTCCATCATTAATAAATTTAGCAGTATTCCATGTAGGGTTACTTGCTTTATGTAACCCTTTTCTATAAATTAAACTAGGGCAGTCTAAGGTACCTGTAGGGAATGGTACTCCAGTTACTCCAGTTGAAGGGCATACTCTACTTCCGTTTGCGTGTATAATATCAATATATAACCAATCACCATGTACACCGAAATATCTACAGACCGCTTGTATAAATTTTTGGTTACTAGAAGCATCGTAGACTACATTATAAACATACTTATTAATAATTCTATTTGTACTAGTATTTAAGCCTGCTGCTGCTTGTGCTAATGTAGTAGTATTTATATCAAAATAATGCTCTGCGGTTTCACCATTAACATCTGTAATTTTTAAATATGTTTCAGGCACAACTTCTTTAAATTGAAAGAAAGCAGGAGTATCACCTGTCGTGCTTGTCATATCCCACCACAGATGATATGTATCATTCCATCCACCTACATTTAAATTATCCCATCTATATGGACCAGAAAAACTAGCCTTACCATCATCTTGGTAATTTAATAATTGAAAATCAGGAGAAGAACCTAAACCAAAATTATTTAAAATAGCATTAACTCTATCAAGAGATGCATATAAACTAGGAGTTTCTTCTTCCCATGTTATTTTAGGTTCTATAGGTAAATTCCATAAAGATCCATAATTATTCCAAATATATTTTGCTTCGCTATTCCAAGTATAGTTTTCCTTTCTGGATTGATACCATCCTGAATATTCTACTTCTCTACTTTCAACACAAATAAAATCATTCTTAACGTGCGATGAAATGTTATTATATAGGTCATAGAGTTTCATTTCTACACTATAAATTCCAACATACGGTAATATTAATGGGAGTTTATTATACTGGGATAATGGGCCTCTAAATACCCTGAAGTATTCCGGTGAAACATCAGTAGCTTCCTTATGTATAGTCCATTCTATTTCCTCAAAGTTACCTCGCTCAATCCCATCCCATGTAAATAATGTTTCACCAGGTAATTGATTAAACAATAATTCAGAACCATAGGCAGATTCACAAGTTAGAGTTAATCTGTCTACGTTTTGACCAAATAATCTAATCACATCTCCAGTTACTCCAGTCTCTTTTGATATATCCCAAAACACCCATGGGTCAATGAATGTAGTCTTTAATGCTATTAACTGATTATAGAGTTCATTTCTAACATCAGTTTCAGTATCACCAGGTAAAGCTGTATAAGTAGCACCTGTATTTGTAATAGGATCATTAATAGTAAAAACATCCCCAGCGGTTACTCCTTGTGGATCAATATCAAAAGTAAAAAATTTATTAGCATCATTTAATTGATTCCATGTTGAATCCACATTATCCCATGTAATATTATTAAATGAAGTATTTTCTAATACTGTCATGGCACCAACAGGAATACCAGGCTTATCCGGTAAATAATATGATGATTCCCCATCTGGCCACGCACCTACTCTATTAAGTTTAGGTGCATATCTTGTAAAGTAAGCTAGAAATGCATCAGCTAAACCTTGCACAGTAACATTACTCCCATCAAACGGTTCTCCTAGAGGGCCATTAAAATCAGGCCCTATTGGTGATGGTGGATAATCAGTACCTGTATTAATTGGACCTATTACAATATTTCTTCCTATATTATTTGCAGAATTAAGAGGTGCAATATATGCATTACAATAATTAATAATTGCTTCATCTACAATTGCTTCAGATGCTAGACAAAAAGAACTAAATGATCTAAGATCTTCCATGTAAATACAATCATCTGTTGATAATTTAAAACTTGCATCAATACCTGCAGTTATCTCTTTTTTATCATTTCTGCTTAAAGTATTTACAACCTCTAATAAACCAAAGAAGTCAGCCTCACCTGTAATATCTTTAATTCTAGCGTTTAAAGGTAAAAATTCATTTTCTAATTTTTTCTTAAGACCAAATAACTTTAACAGAATTTCCTCAATAGTAAAATCATAATTTTCTTCAGTTAAAGGTAGATCTTCTTCATCGTATCTATCAGGAATAATTTCATTAATTCTATAAACTAAACTAAATAAACTAGTTTTTCTAAATTTTTTATTAGGTAATGTTATTGACCTATCATTATAATTAACTACAGGATCAAATAAAGCAATATTATTACTTTGTATGTATTTACCAAACTGTGGTGAATTGGCATCAACATTTTTCCAAAACTCTTTTACTTGTAAGGTATCATATCCGAAAAATTTAATAGCATTAATAAGTCCCTTGTAAGAACCTATGAAAGGATAAACATTAGAGCCTTCTAACATTATTTCTTTTCTCTTTAAATTTACTTCCTCAAAATCAGGTAATAATTCCTTTATATTAGTATTTCTAAATATGTCACTATCTGATTCCAAAATATTATAACCCATATTCTGAGTCATTACCGATAATCTTTCATCCTCACCGATAGTTTCACCCCAAACCAAAACTTCAGCAATAATTGTATCTGTGCATTCATCTTTGATTAATAATGTTCTTTTAAAAGTATTTTCAGTTTCAGATCTTATTGCCAAGTTAATCTGTAATGCCTCAGATCTAATTTTATCTGTAATGATATATCCTTCTGGGCTAACCGCATAACTAGGATCACCGTCTAACGATATTTGTAATTCTGATAAAATTTGCAAAGGTTGCCCATCCTGTTCTTGTACCAATGCACTTTGTGTACCTGTATTAAAATCTGTATTAAATTGAAATAATAAAATTTCTGTAGGGTTAGAAGTTTCCCAGTCTACTAACCAATTGCATATTCCATTTGTAGAGCCAGTAGTTCCTGTTACTACCTCTAACCCATGTGGAAACCCAAACTGCTTGGTGTTGGTATTTTTATTTATAAATTCCTGGAGAATAAATATTTGACCTACTTCAAATAAACCAATAGATACCTCAGGTAAATAAATAGACCCATACCACCTATCGGAAGAAGAATCATATTCAAAATTATAATTCTTTCCATTCTTATCAAAGAAATTCAAATATTGCCAGTTGTTAGCCATCTTAGTTTATTTTTTGATAATCTTTAGGTACTCCAAAATTATAATATATTCTAAGGTACTTAACTTTATTAATCCAAAATGTCATGATAGGTTTTAAATAAGAATCTATAAAGGTACCAAGTCTTTCATTTCTAAACATATAATTAGAAAACGAATTTCTCATTAAATTTTCATTATAGTCATTACCTTGGTTTTTAAGAATCCAACCTTCCTCATAAGTTGCTTTATAAACGCTTGGCATACCTGTCCTTTTTTCTGTAAACTTATTCATATTACTTTCCTTGTATTGCTTTTAGTGTTGGGTTATCTTTTAACCTTCCAGTATTTGTACTTCTTGAATTTCCTGATGTTGCAATAGTAGTACCTCTATTTCTCTTTAAATCTTGAAACTTAGATTGTTGAGTTTTATTATAAAGGTTATTTGGAATAGTACCTTTAAAGAATATATTAAGAGAACTTATACCATTTTTGTTTGGTGTTGCTTCATAGAATGTACCGTTACGATCTTCCCAACCGCCTCTTACTATTGCTAAATCTTCAGGGCCGATAACGACATCACCAAATTCATCTAATCCTAGTTGAGGATCTTCTCCTTCTTTGATCTCAACCTTTTTACTTTCTATTAATACTTTTTGGTCTGTTACCGGATCTGTGCCGTATGTTGGTACTTCATAAAACCCATCTCTGATTGCTTTTTCATTTTCTTCTGAGATAAAGAATACATTTACTGAATCTACACCATCTACATTTTCAATAATTGAAATAATATCCGATCTAGGAATTCTATCTCTTCTATTAATGTATATAAAATAAGTACTCAATTGTTCTCTTATAGCTGCATGTATTTCATCTTTATCAAAACCTTCTACATATCTTATTACAATGTTCAGCGCATACCTTTTAATTATTGGGTCATTAATTCTAACCTCAGCAGTAACGATCTGTCTACCGCTCTGGTTTAATATTTCATATACCATTTCCTTTTCATCAGGTGTCATAGAGAATTCTTCTACCGGTACATTAAAATAATCCTTATCACTAGTTATCTTCTTAGCAATGTTAGGTATTAAAAATAAGTATACAATATTATCATCATCTAAATATTCATCATCCTTTGTATTATAGGCATCTACAAAAGAAAAGAAATCATATTTACTTAAATAATAAATGTAGTTATTTGGGTTTGCCAATACAAATGAATTACTTTGGTAAGGTGCAATCAGCCTAGTAAAAGCTGGATCTTCACTATCAGATCCAAACATAGGGTTTCTTACAATGTTTAATGATAGTACTTCATTAAGATCAACATCCTGACCAGTAGGATCTGTTGCAGGATCTTTAAACTTAATATCTAAATTTTTACCTCCAATATTACCAGCTGATCCTCTAGTCTTTACATAAGTAACTTTAATAATAGATCCTAGGGCAGGCGGTTGACCAAATTGTTTGTTACCAAAGAAAATTGTTAAACCTCCATTTACACTAGTTTTAACCATTACAGTTTCCTCGCCATTATTCATGTCATATAATGAATTTACATTTTTCCATAATTTACCATCAACATGAACATCTACCATATATTGATCAGTAGGATCTTTTGTGGTTAGATTATAACTCTGTAAATCCTCACCAGTACCTGTAAATGTTTGGTCTTCAATTTCACCTTGTATTAACTCTACATTTACAAACTGCCTTGTAGATTTTTCTAATCTAATATAATCACTATCAAATTTTATAAAATATGACAAACTGTTTTGCCCTATCTCACATTCAGCATAATTAAGTATTTGTACATAATCACCTTCAACTAAAGTAGATGCAGATGTATTAAGTCTAAGTCCTATGATACCTTGTGCTGATATTCCTCTAGTAGGATCGTGCCCTGTTAATCTTGAAAGACCGTAGATGGATTCTATATTTCTGGCTCTACTAATATTAAGCTCCGTTGCAACAGCTTCTATGTAAAACATAATAAGCTCGCCTAAGTTAGCAACAACGGTAAGTATTTGACCGAACGGTGATGCAGGGGTAAATACTTCACCAGCTTGTTCGTATTGGCGCTGTAAATATTGGAATGCATCAAAGAATAACTCTGTTGCTTTAATTCGTGTTTTACTAAAAAATGACATCAACTATTCTATTTTTAAAATAAAGCCCCAATGACTCTTTGTTCGTTTACATAAATATCAACCAAACAACCGTTCCTTTCAATTGTGCTGTAAAAACTTACTCTCGTATCAACACCAAATTGAGAACTGCTACTGTTTAAGCAATATGATTGAATCTGACTATTAATCTTTTGAGCAATTACAGATTCATTTAAAACCAAAGAAAAGACAAGATCATCTAAATTACATCCTAAATTAGGAGCACCTAGAACATCACCTTGTCTTGTAAATAAACAGTTTTCTATCTTCAGAATAAGTTGTTGTAGCTCATCTGTTACCTCAATTACATCATCATTGTATTTTGGGGCATCCACATCTCTACTGTATATTTCTTTAATCATTGAGAATATTCTTTTATTATATATTCTCTACATTTTTTGAGGGTCTTAGATTATATTTTATCCTGTGAAAAAGTAATCAACACCTTCATCACCTTTTATCTCTTCTACTACAGCATCAACTTCTTCACGGCCCTCGCCTGAAATTAAGTCATAGTTAATTGTAATATTACCAGGTAAATTAAATGTAAAGGTTCCAACTATTCTAGCTAATTGGATTTTAGCCATACCAATACAGTATCTTATAAATGCCTCATCTTGAAAAAGATCACAATCAGGAATAGTATTATAAACCTGAAATATGCATGCACCATATTTAGGTAACTCTCCCTGAAATCTGAATTTTTTAGTTAGTCTATTATAACTGTATGATATCTGAGCCTGTAAAGCCTGTCTTGCGTTATCAATATATTTTGAATTTATTACATAGTACATTAATTCTTCAGAACCTATCCCTGCACCATATACATCAGAGTATATAAATTTATCTAATGAAAAGTCAACATCACCAGCTGAAAATGAATTACTACCAAAACCACCGTCTTCACCAGAAAATCCACCTATTTGAAATACATTATTTACTGCCCAAACAGTTGGAGGCATTTTTACAACACCTCTAGGATTATTTACATCCTTTTCTGATAACTTATTATGATCAGCGCCACTAGTATCATTATGACTAATACCTTGTCTAAAATCTTTTTCTTGCCATGCAGATCTAGGTAAAGCAATAAACATTTCTTCTACACTGTCTTCATATATTTTATAAAAATAATCTTTAGCCCTATTTATAATATGAGCCAATTCTTTTTTAGGTACTGTAAAAGGTATCTGACAACCTACTGTTAAGTCATCGTTAATTTCTTTAATCAATGCGTCCAAACATTCTTGTGAATCTGGGTTACACCAAGTTTTGTTCCTAGCCATATCTTTACTTAATTTTTTCTATTTCTATTACTTCGGTTTTATCACCAAACCTTGCAAGTTTTGTTGCTCGCCCATGTCTAAAAATGCCACCAATCATTTCTCCGCTAAAAACTCCTCTCTTACCAAATACATAACTGTCCTGGCATACAACATTTCTACTTACATAAGATTCTTCTATTTTACAATCTTCAGCTACAGTGGCACCAAAAAGATTTGATTCAAATACAGATGCATTCTTTAAATCACAACCAAAGATATCACAGTTAACTATGTTACCTTGAATAACAGAATCTACAATATCAACTCCGCTTATTTCAAAACACCTCATTAATTTGGCATCCTTTATTTGCATTCTACCAGTATCAGCATCATAATTAATTAAACCTTCATTCATATCAGCCTTTGTAATTAAATCAAAAATCTTTTCTCTAATTTTAGGATAATACATTTCAACAATTTGATCATATGTTTGGAGGTCAATCATTAAATGAATGTTCGGAAACTTTTCTTTAAACGAAGAATATGTTCGGTAAGATTCAATAACAGTTTTATGTTTTTCTAAAATCTTATCTAAAACTTTTAAATCTGTTTCGTTATATTGTGGGTTAACTAACGTTTCATATAATGAAGTAATAAAATGCTCGGTCATTGAAAGTATTGTAGAATACTTCTTTTCATAATCAGCACCACCAAGATATCTAAATTCAATATAGCCTTTTTGTAGCTTCTCAAAATTAATACCATAATACTTCTCTTTAACAAACATATAGTTTTTCCAAAGATTTTTTTCTGGTGATGGTTGAGTCATTCCACTCAAAGGTACAATAAATTTTATTGATTTTGCATAAACAGAATCTTTTCTATTTGGGAAAGCTTCATATACTTTGCTTTCATCAAAATTAAGTACAAATTTACCTACATCTAATTTTGACATATTAACAATAGGACCTAGTTTCTTTCCATCAAATGCAATGTTAATATGAATAGAACATCTTTCATTAGTCTTTCCGTTTTCCCTAATCCATTTTAATGTTTTAGCCATAACTAATTTAGCTTCAACGAATGGTAAAGGTCCAGTTACCAATTCTATCATTCCAGTTCCACCGGAATTATCTGGTTCTAATTTAAAAGTATCTTCTGTTGGAGCAAAGTCACTATGTGCCTTTTCCTCTATTCTGATTTTCTTGTTTAAAGCCCTGCTTAAACCATCCTTAGTGAGGTCAAGATTTTCATTTGAAAAGAACTCAAATTCAAAACCTATCTTTGAAGAATGTATAGCATTAAGTTGTTCGTTAGAATACATATTTATCCTGATTTGTTTATATATTCCAAACCAGGATATAGGTTATACTAAGTTCATGGTAATCTTTCGGTCACTAACATTAACACTTCCAATCTTAACATTAATAGTATCACCTTTACTAAGTTCAATATTCTTTAATTTAGTTTTATGTACTAGGCCACTAATGCCTTTTTCTAATTCAACAAATGCACCGTACTTAGTAACTTTAGTAACTTTACCTTCAGTAACCATCATAGGTTTATACTTTTCGTCGGCACCATCCCATAAATCTATTTTAGGACCTGCTTGAGATAAAATAATTTTTCTTTCTGAAATTATTTCTTTAGCCCAAAAACTTATCTTATCACCTGGTTTAATATCTCTTTTATCAAATAGTTCTAATGTTTCTTCACCCAATTCATTTTTTGGAATAAGACCTGTTAAGCATTCATTAAATTCAGCAAAGACACCAAATTTTGTAGCCCCTGTTACAATACCAGTAATATGTTCTTTAATATTTTCTCTAAGATTTTCAACCGCAGAAGGAATCATCGTTCTTAAGTATTCTCTATGAGATACTACAATTGTTTGTTTTTCATTAGAATATGTTATAGGCATTACAATTAATTCTTTACCTACAAGTTTTTCAAAGTTAGTTAATTTATTTAAACCTCCTAGTGAACCTGGCATAAAACATTGAACTCCACCAACGTCTACCCAGTAACCACCATGTATAAGTTCCTTTACTTTACCAGTAAATCCTATAGTCTTATCTCCTATAGCATTATAAATTTCTTGTCGTTTTACTTCATCCATTGCATCACTGATGGAAGCATATAAAGTTCCTTGTTTAGAATTCTTTACTTTAATATCCACCATCATACCAACTTCTAATTGATCAACGATTTCTTTAGATTCTTTGTTTAAAATACAAACAGCAGTATTCTTTTTTGAAATATCAACCAAGGCTTCTACTTTAACTTCAACTTCTTCGCCATCAATTATATCTTTCCTGGTTTTAATATATGTAATTTCTCCTTGTGTAATATAATTATTAGCTTCTTCAGATAAAGTTAATCTTTTAATTTCTTCATCTGCTAAATCATACATTTTCATTACATCAGCAGCATACATTTCAGTACATAATAATTTAGTTCCCTTCGGTACTTGTACCTTTATTGTCTTTGTGTCAAATGGATCGTCACTTAGTTGTACGGTTATTTCTTGTTCAGTCATTTATTTTTTATTAAAGCGTGATTATAGATTATATATTACCTTGTTGACATATAATAGTTATACATCTTACAGTCCATATTGTTTAAGTTATACAGGAATAATTGGTGGAGATGGTGATGTGGTTGCTCCAGCACCTGCCGGTGGTGGTGCCACTACAAGTTGTCCTGGTGGTACAATTAAAGTTTGTGATCTTATGTATGCATCGATAGCAGGCCCTGCTATAGCAGCAAAGGCCGCTCCTCCTGCTGCTTTAATTTCAGTTTCAGTAACTATTTCCTTTGAATTGTCTATGTTAGTCTGAGCAGCTGCCTCCATTGCAGTGATTCCTGCAACAAATGCTGAGTCCATAGCTGCTAATATTATTGATGGTACTAATGGCATAATTTAATTATTTAATTTATAGTTTATATATTAGTCAGTAGTATTCTTCGTACTTAATGCAGGATTTCCTGGTGCCATTGGCGGACTAGTTGGTGCTCCATGATTTCCAATATGAGTATGGTTATTATAAAGATCATTGATAAACTGAGTACCTTTAAGTACAGCATCAGTACCAGTCTCTCCTAAAATAATCTTAGGAGAATTTACATGAGTTTTACCAGTAGCACTTATAACAGCATCAACACAATTAATAAGACAATTAGTATCTGCATTAATTACAGTATCAGCTCCACTATTAATTGTAAACTGAGCAGAATGAGTAAATGTTATATTACCATCATTAAGCATTACCATAGAATCTCCATTGGCATTAATAATATGAACCGAATTATCAGGCTTTACATTAATAGTTGTTGGACCTTCAGTTGTAGTATAATCCATCATTAATCCCTTTTCCTCTGTAAAGAAAACTTTAATGTGTTCGCCTTCTCTTTCATTTGTTACTTCAGGGTTACCTGATTGTAAGTCACCTGTTAAACCAAAAGCTGTATCATATATTAATACATGTGAGTTAGGATAAGCAGCCTCTATCTCCGCCTTCGTCTCATCAGAAGGGTATAGGGACTCATGGTACACAGGAGAATAATAATTACCGTTATCAAAAGTTACTCTTAATACAGTGCCGAGTTTAGGTACTGAAAATGTACCACTCCCAGTGTTACTTCCACCTGAAGAAGCAACCGACGGTCTTGCCCAAGGTAAAGATTCAGTTGGCATTAAGTATGCGCTTTGTGGATCTTCAGGATCTTCTCTTTGATCCATTTTTCCAAAAACTCTAATTCTACATCTCCCTTCAAAAATATCATCTTCAGTATCTTCAACAATACCTATCCATTGAGTACCTTTTAGATTATCATCCTTTAAGTCTTTTGTCGTTAACTTTCCCATTTATTAATCTTCTAATATATTACTACTTTCTATACTTTGTGTACTACCTCCTGGTGGAATATCTCCTTCAAATATATTACTAGGTTCTAATGGTGCTGGTCCAGATGGGGCAGTACCAAATATATTAGTTTGGGTTATTGGTGGTCTATCACCACCTTCTGGCATAATGTTAGTAGATTCCAGTGTCTGGGTACTTCCGCCTGGTGGCAATTCACCTTCATAAACATTAGAATCAATATTATCTTGGAATCCTGGGGTTGTAGCTTCTTGCGCAGCAGCTCCCTGTAAGGTACCTAATAAACCTTGTGGATTATTAATTACATTTAAAGCATTATTTATAAAACCATAAACATTACCTAGCTTTAATCCTTGTACAAAACTTAGTGCCTTTCTCTGTACAAAATTTTCAAGACCTGCTACTTGTTTATCTAATAATTTTTTACCGGCTGCTTTTGCTAAATCACCAAATGTTTTTGGTTGTTTAGGCGCTGAATCTATTAAAGCCGAATCGTAACCTGCAAACTGTGATTGTATTTCAACTGCACCATAACTCCATTTCATGGATGAGGTAGCAAAATTACCAGGTTCACCTTGTATGTTTGTAACATTTGCAAATACCTGACCACTTGCAGTAACATCCCATAAACATTCATCAAATCTTAATGTTATCTTTGATGCATTGTCATTTACAAATTTACTAAGCTCTGGATCAGGTGATAAAGGATTTAATGCATTTATAAAATTTCTAACAGATTTAAATTTCCTAATTTCTACAACATCAACATAACACGTAAAATACATAAGGTTAATAGGTAAAAGTGTTCTTCTATATTTTACATCATAACATGCAGATTTATACAAATTAAATAATGCAGACATTTTTAAATCAATTGCCTCTAATAAACCAACAGTAATACCTTCACCTTCAGCAGAACCACCATAAGGAGTCATTGTAACTGTTTTATTAAATGCTTCTTGTAAACCTTCTATAGTTTGAAAATAGTAAGGTCTTGTTGTTTGTATTTCTCTTAGCCCTTGTATAAATGCCTTTAAGTATGTTGCTCTAGTAACCTCACCTAACTTATTTAAATAACCTACAGCTGATTCTCCACCAGGATGAGAACCTTGTTCACCAGCATCACCCCCTTCAAATGAAGTAGGATCCTGTCCTGCTGGTATTGCAGGATTACCTGTAGTAGCACCGTTAAAAAGTGGACTATGTATATCAAATCTAATATTAAAACCTAAATAAGTAGGGTCATCTAAACTAGTAACACCGTTTCCACCACCTGCTGCAGATGAAGGCGTCTGCACAAAGGTCTTTGCAAAATCATAACTGTTAGGAAATGATTTATTAAAGTTAGCTGCTAGATCATTTAATCCTTCAGGTACTTTTTGATTTGCTAAATCTGTTATTGGCATCTATACTTTGTTTTTTTATTTATTCATTATGTAGACGGAGTCACTTCTCTTCTACGTAAATGTAATCTCTGCCTTAATCCTTGTCCGCCAGGCTGTGGTCCTTTTGTCATAAAATATTCAATCCCAGTTATAACATAAAATCCAGATAGGTATTCATTAACAACTCCATATTCATTATCAACATCACTACCTAAATTGTCAGGTGTATCCGTTCTTCTCTGAGAATCACTAGGTGCCTCTTCATCATTTTCTGGAGCAGTTAAAGTACCTTTTACCATTTGTGCAGTTTCCATCATATGACAATAAATTCTACTATACCTCATTATAGCAGGATTGACTGTATCTAATTCAACCGTCATTCCTAATTTATTAATCTCTGCAAGGTTTTGGAAATTCTGTATGGAAGCATAATAATAATTTTCATGTACATTATCACCTTGTGTACCTAAAAATTTAAATTTAACTTGATCTGTTCTAGGACCTTCTACTTCTCCATTAATAGTTCTACCTTTTGTAACAGGTATCATACCTGGAGTATCATTAGTTAAAGGATCAACAAATTCACTTACGAATTCTTTTGCATTAAGATCCCAATATTGAGTATACCTTTTATAGCCGTTATTCTTACTGATTTTTCCACTGTTGTTAACTTGTTGGTATTTAGATATGTATCTTGCAGTACCTTGTAAATCTAATTGGTTACTTAGCATATTAGGAAACGTAGTTTCACTATCCGCTTCATCACCACTTCCCATAGTGTCCATTGCATTTTGTTGAAACATTTGGCTAGTTTCTAAATCATCTTCTTGTCCGAAGAATTTATTAGCATCAACAAATGTTAAATAATAGTAAGGATCAATATATGCAGTAAAAAAGGAATCATCATTTAAATATGAATTTGATGTTATATCTTCTATAAATTTTTGAGCTGTGTCATATGGGTTTGTCCATATTTGTTGATCTGTAGTATCTTCAACATTAGATGCATATCCTAATTTTAATTCCTCTGCAATTGATTGTAATGAATTCCAACTTGTATTATCTTGGAATTGTACCTTTTCGGTAAATAGGTTTGGTACATGCATTCTGCCTTCAACCATTAATTGTGACGATGTATCCGTGGCTCCACCTCCACCTAACGGTTCAATTTTTTCTACTGTAAAATCTATTCTTATTGGTTTAAATGTAGTTTCATTACCTTGTGACCTAATATAAGTTTGAATAATATCACCATCTTTTGGAAAAAATCTAGCAGTAAACATCCCATCCCTATCAAAGAAACTAAATCTACAAGTAGGATAAAACCCAGTACAATCTAATTCAAACATTTCTAATCTATCGCCCTGTACTTCATATGAATTAATTCTAATAAGAGGTATCATTGTAGAAAACTTACTAGGTTTTTCTTTTATGGTATTATTATCTGAATTTTCTGTTCCGCTTTCTACATCAGTGATTTCTAATTCATCAAGCTCTATCGTCGGTTCAATAACCGTAAGTATATTTCTTTCTACTGCTGACATATTATTAATTAGCTTTAGTGTTTCTACTTGGTAAGTTAGTTCCTAATTGAATCTTACCTCCACTGAACGTTTTGGATTCTTGTCCAGGTTGTAGCATATTAGGAGGCATTGGTTGTTTTACCCCAGCTTCGCTTTTCTTTGCCTTTTCAATTAATCTCTGTATTCTTGCCTGATCCTTTTCACTCTGTCTACCCGTATCCACATACGCTTCTTGTACATCATTAGGTCTTGTCGCAGGATTAGGTCTCTTATAAACTAAATCTTTTCTACTTAAATTAGGTATAACTAAAACATCACCTTCATTAACACTAAAAGGATTAAAAATATTATTGACTACACAAATGGCATCTATGAATTCAGCACTACCAAAATAGGTATTTGAAATTTTATCTATTCTACCTACTTCATCTTGCATTACATAATGCAATGCCTTTACACCTAAATCAGAATCATAAATAAATGACGGTGCAGTAAGATCCCAATACCCCTCACCTGTTTCATCTATTATTAATTTATTTTTTAATGTTAATGATTTTACATCCATGTTTTATTATTATATTAAGAATCAATAAACATACTAACAGTGTTAGAAATATATTCGGCCGAATCGCCAGTAGCTTGTTTATTTGGATTATTTTTAATGTTACTTATCTTATTACTTTTAACAGAACCTGCAGGGGCGCTTTGTGTAGATTGTGTGTTTGTTTTTCCTGCCTTAACTGACCCATAGGTTGCAACATCAACACCTGCTAAATTTAAAATATCTTCCTCACCGGCAGCAGAAGCATAAATTCTACCACGACCTGCATTAAACATATTTTCTATGTCACCTTTATCTCTAGGCTTACCGTGTTTAAGATCTATTTCAAATTTAACTTCCATAGGAAAATCATCATACCCTAAACCATGTCCTAATGTCATTGTTGAATTATCACAATACATATTACCCATTGTAACAATTGGGTTAAGTGGATTACCTACGGTTACATGCCAGTCACCAGTAGGTTCAGCACTTATTAAAGCTTTAGATGCTTGTGTACCTGAAACAGCACCAACATTATCACTTAAAAATCCTCCTAGCATATTACCTAACATTGTTTTACCAACTTTAAGTAATCCTTCTATACCATTTTCTAAATTAAATTCACCAGTACCTCCACCGAATACATTCTTAAATCCTGTTTCAACATCTGTAACAACACTTCCAATATATCCACTAAAGTCACCTTGTTTTAATTTATTAATATCTCCAAATTGACTAGCCACTGCTCCAGCACTACCATAATATCTTTGACCACCTCCGAAGAACTGTCCATTATTATAAGTCATAGTTAACATATTACTAATAATGTCAATCATTGCAATTTTAGGATTAACATAATTGAGAGATTTAAGTTCATATTCAAAATTAAGTTTTAAGTCATTTGAAAATTTCATACCACGATCTCTAATCTGTGTAGAATCAATAACATTAACAGGTCCTATTACAAAGTTAGCATAAGTAGTACCTAGCTTATCACCAGTAGACATGTTTTGTGCTGCAAACTTTTGTCTTGAACTGATACCTTTAAATGCATCAGCAGTTGCTCTACCAACACCACCCATCTTAGAGTAAAACGGTTGAGATGTATATCCACCGTCACCGCTACTGATATCTTCCATTTCAGATTTAACTTCCTTATAGTTTAACCCATATGACATTGTTAAAATATCATCTAATTTATTACCTGCCTGTTCACCCATATATGTAACAGCAGTAACACCTGCAGTTTGAGTAGCATCTACATTACTAGCAGCCCTAGGTGTTTTAGGATCTTTTCCTGCAACATCCAACTTTAAATCAAAAATATTATCATTTACAGGTGTTGGAAATCTTCTTAATGTGATTAAGTGATTAACCGGAATTTTTTTATAATATTTGCAATATAAAAAGTCTTGTGCTGTATAAGATATCCTAGGGTAGTTTTCATTAAAGTATTCCATTAATTTAGCTATGGATAAATTTCTTGCAGCCTCACCTCCCATAATTGGATTATTAGGTTGATCAAAAAATCCATTAAATACTTCTCCTCCAGTTAATCCACCATACATACCTCTAAAATTAAACAGAGCATAACGATTAAAAATAGATCTAGGAACAATCTGATTCATTCCTACCGCAACTGCAAATTCATCAGGTGCTGCACCGTTAGCATAAAAGCTTTTAGCAAATAAAGTTTCTACTCCATGAGCAAACCCAAATGATTCTCCACCAAATACACCAAGTCTTTGGTCTGTTTCTTTACTAGGGTTAGTTGGAAATAGTGCATCGTTAAGCTTTCCTATCTTATCAGAGAATGACATATATTGAGTCTATTTTTTGTATATATTCAGCTTAAGCTGTTGAGATACTTATCTATACTGATATCTCCTTTCTGAAATTTATCATTCCAACCTTTTTTAAACCTTACATTAAACTCTTGTGTACTGTCGGTTGAAAGAGAACCTTTAAAAAATGGTCTTGATGAGATATCTCTTATTTCTTTTAAGTTTTTTGATATTATATAAAATTGAACCTTTTCAAATAAATCTTGTAAATCATTTTTTGTTTTTTTACACATGACAGATTCTACTATTACATAAAATCTTTCTCTATCACTTTCATCAAATCTTTCCTCTAAAGTTTTTACATTTTTAAAGTCTTCCTTTTTTAGTGGCATTTTTCTAGCCCTGTTGTTGAATTCATATTTAAAATTCATATCAAAAAAATGAGACTTAAGATATTTCATATTATCATACATTTTAATAATACGAATCTTATATAGAGGATTAATAGGATCCCATTGTGTATCTACAATAAGACCTTTTATAGGCAGCAGAACATTAGGTTTGCTAAATGAAGATAACAAACAATAAACAGTTTGCCCTTTAGTAAATATTCTATGTGCTTTCATTCAAACTCAACGACATTTTTAAACAGTTTAGCGCTACCGTTTACATTAATGTCAGGTGAATGATAAATGTTATATTCAATTTCTTTATTAGTTAAAGATTCCACGTATGATTTTATTCCTTTAACAGTAGGCTCTGATAAATTTCCTAAAACATAAAATATTGATGTTGTAGTATTTCTATCCAAAACAGTTTGTAATTGCTTCATAAGATAAGAAGAAACAACTGCATCTGAAGGTTCTGATTGATAAAAATCATTTTTAGTTAACTTATTAAAAATATCCATGTAATTGATACATTCAATATTTCTAGGTACATTTCCTAAGAATGTTTTTACCTTTACGGCATCTTTAGAGTATATAAAATTAAATTCTATGTTTGTTTCCATTCAGTTAATAAATCGATCTCGGCTTGGAGTTCTTTTATTTACTTTCAATTTCCTTTGTATTAGGTTCATAATGAGTACCCCATTCTGTCTTAATTCGTAGAACATCTTTTTCAAATTTGTTTCCACATTCTAAACCTAAGTCATCACAGAGTTCCCAGAAGAATCTCATTATGTATTCATATTTATTTCTATGATCTTCATTTGATTCAAATACATCGGTTGAAGTCCATTGTTCTTTCCCACCTCCATGATTGTCATCAATTACTCTTTTGATGACACCATTTCTTGCAGGCTCTAAAACAATTTTAATCATTAATTCTTTTATTTAAAGATTCTCTAGCTTCTTTCATAAGCTTCCTAGCAACCTTTTTATCAGTATGCCAAGTTTTCTTATCTCTAATAGCTAAGATAGCATTAGCTTCTCTTAACATTTCAATTTCTTTATCATTATAACCAGTTTCTTTCCAGGCTACTATTTTTCTTTCTTCAATAGATTCTAACTGCTCTGCAATTCTTTTTTCTACTGCATCAGTATTAGCTGCATGTAATTCTTTACCTCTCTCAAGATTTTCTCTGGTTACTTCCATCCATTTTTGGAATGGGAGTTTACTCTTAGCTTTAAGCATACCTTGATACTTCATTGCTAATCTTCTTTGTCTTCTATTTGGTGCCTGTGTCATATGATTAATTTTATTATATATTATAGTAGTTTATCTAGGTGCTTAGACAAAATCTTCTGCCCACCGTTCTCCGAAAATATCTCTTTGTGAGTCTACTCGGTATTCTTCCCACCCATACTTTGGCCATTCAAGGTCTAAAAATTTAGAAGGTACAGGCTTAAAAATTTTATGAGAAATTTCATTACTTATTTTCATGGCCCAATCTCTTTTAATTGAACCGTCATGTAAATATACTTTAGGATATTTTAAAAAGTGTTTTAGTTTTTTATTAAAGTTAGAACAATAATGTGTTCCTATATATGATTCTGTTCTTATATGTTTATCATAATGCCAAGACTCATATTCTTTAGCTATACCATAAACCTTTGTAAAGTTAGGGGTTTCATAAGGTATATTAAATAAATCTAATAAGTCTTCTATATGCCCAAAGAATATATGATCTCTAGGATGAAATGGGAAAGGTGAAAACAAGCCACCTGTTATAATGCTGTTTTTAGGCTTTGATGAATCTTCATAAAAGGTTAATTCTCTTTCTTTATTTTCAATAAAAAACTTATACATATTTTCCATACATATAAGTGAATATTTTTGATCTGACCTTATCTTTATTGCATAATTAGTAGTAACCGCCTTTAGGCCATTATATGAAGTTGCTATTTGTAAATTTCTATTACCTGTACCAGGGTCTTCTGGTATAGGGCATGTAACATGAATAACTTTATTAAGTTTAGGTATTTCACCATTTTCAAAATCAGAAATTATAATCTTATTAATGAAAGGTAATTTTGAGTAATGATCAATTAAGCCACTAACATAAGAATCATATTTACCTTGTATTACAAGATCCAACTTTTCATTAATCATACTGTTACTTATTAATCGTTTTTATATCTTGAAGATATTAACTCTTTAATGCTATCAAAAAGACTGTCATAAATTAAGTCATCATTTATTTGATCTTTTATAAATGATTCTAATTCATCATTAACTTCATCTAAATCAAATGAAGAACTAATAATTTCATATATAGCTTTTTTAGGAAGTTCTATCGGAAATGTAAGATTAAGTTTTATTTTATCATTCTTTTTCTGCTTGTCAAATAGAGTTCTTATTGGAGATGTGGTGACTTCCTGTGTAGGTATCTTTTCCTTATAAACCTCGGCTGCCTTTTTTAAGGCAAGTGTAGGTGGTGAGGCATTATCAAAATTTAACGGCTCTCCATCAATAGGTTGTAAAAACTCGCTTATTAAATTTGTTGCTATTCTACCCCCTCCTTCAAAGGTAGTCCATTCACCATCAATTCCATTTAAAGTTTCTACTACACCTATCTTATCACCTTTAATCCACTGAAGTCTTTCGTTTTCTGTATTTTCCATACTATTATCCCTTTATAGTTATTATACTTAGAAAATTAAAATTGTTTAATTAGAATGATTGATCTTCACCTTCAATAAGCTTCCAAGTACATCCCATATCAGAGGCTGTAGTTACATTTTCAGAAGTATTATCATTTGTAGCATATCCTATCATTAAGCGATCAGTAAATCTGTTTATTCCAGTTCCGGCTGCAGCTGAAATAGTAAGAATAGTATTCATACATGTATAGGCTCTACCGAATGAATCGCCAATATTACTAATTGCCATTTGGCTTGACGTACCCTGATTAGAAACCTGTTCCCATGTACCTTCTCCGTTTAAAACTTCACCTGAACATTGCCATCTAAATAATGCAACCCCTATTCTTGCTGTTGATACAAACGGTACTGTACTGTGTGAAGTCCATGTAGCTCTGTAAGTAAACTTATCGCCCTCCACATAACTATGTTGGAGTACTATGCCGGCTGGCATTAACCAGAATAAATCATCTGTGCCACTAGCTCCTGCTATAATTCCAGCTCCTGCTACATTACCTGACCATTCTGATGAAGCCCACCCAAGTCCAGCAGATACTGCCGCGGCGGTGTTTCCGACATTAGATACTAACCAAGTAGAGTTGTTTGGATCTGCGTCATATCTAGGTAAACCACCTCTCACGTGCATTGAACCTTCTGCTACTACAATCCTAGTACCTTCCACAGAAGATCCTGCAGGACCTTGTGTACCTTGTGTACCTGAACCTTCAGCTCCTTGTGTACCTGAACCTTCAGGTCCTTGTGGACCGCCAGGTCCTTGAAATCCTTGAACACCATTTGCACCTTGTGGTCCATTAGGACCTTGAGTACCTTGTGGTCCTTGTGGTTGAATACAATAAACAGTATCGGTTGATGAAGCGAATGTTTGCCCAGAACCACCAATATATGATACGCCCATTACTTGGTTTGATATAACATTATTAACAAAATATGTATCAGATTCACCATCTGATTGTGATAGCGAAATTCTATCACTAAGATTAGCGGCACCTAATGTACTTGATGATGTGCTGCTTACAAACACTTGAGTAACACTAGCGGCATTTGAATTATTTATAGTAAAGGTTCCAGCAATTGTTGAATTAGTTACAAATACTTCACCTTGTGGTATTACTTCACAACCTGTATTTAATGGTGTTATACCTGTTGGTCCTTGTGAACCAGTAGTACCAACTTCACCTTGTGCACCTTGTGCACCATCATTACCTTGTGAGCCAACTCCAGTTTCTCCCTGGGTACCAGTAGTACCAACTTCACCTTGTGGTCCTTGGACACCATCATTACCTTGCGAACCTGTACCAGTTGATCCTTGTGTACCATCCTCACCCTGTATACCTTGTGCACCCTGGGCTCCTTGAGCACCTGTACCTGTTGATCCTTGTGATCCTTGAGAACCTATACCATTGGCACCTTGTGGTCCTTGTGTACCATCATTACCTTGAGTACCACCGGCACCTTGGGTACCTGAACCAGCAGGTCCTTGAGAACCTTCTTCACCTTGGGTACCTGAACCTTCAGGTCCTTGTGTCCCAATACCGTCAGCACCTTGCGCACCTTGTACACCATTACCTACAAGCTTAGTTAAAATAAATCCTACATTAGCAGGTGTGAGTGCCGTATTTGCAGTACAGTACATTCTTATTTCTACTGAGTCACCACCATTAAGATCTAATATATCACTTATAGAAATAGTAGAATATGAACCTGCAGTAAAATTAGTTATAGCCACTGCATTCTGATTACCACTATATGGTACACCATTAACAAAAATTTCTGCACCTACCTGTTCACTTATAGTTACATCACCAGATAAAGTAAATGTTGCTTTATAATTACCAGCCTCACCTGCATTAATTACTAATAGATTACCTTGCGGTGCACCTCCACTATTTGCAAACCCCATTTGATTTAATTCACCTTGAGGCAATAATAAACCTGTAGGCGTAGATGTTAAATTATAAACAGCAGCACTATTTAAATTATCTTGCATTGATCCGTATGCAACTGTACCGCTAACAGAACCTGTTGAACCTTGTGTCCCATCAGTACCTTGGGCACCTTGAGATCCAATTCCATCAGCACCTTGGGCACCTTGAGCCCCAACACCAGTTGAACCTTGTGTACCCTGTGGACCATCACCACCTTGTGTTCCATCAGCACCTTGAGAACCTGGGCCTTCATTACCTTGTGCGCCTTGTGCACCGTCATTACCTTGAGACCCAACACCGTCATTACCTTGTGCTCCCTGTGGTCCTTGTGAACCTACACCACCAGTTGCACCTTGGACTGTTGAATCAGCACCCTGTGGTCCTTGATCACCTTGAGCACCCTGTGGGCCTTGTACAACCGAGTCAAGCCCAGTTGCACCTTGTGGTCCCTGTGGCCCTTGATCACCTGTTACAACAAAAGATAATAATACATCTTCATCCATTGTAAAAGGATCGGTCTCTGTAGAAGCTACAGGTACAACATCTAATTCCCAGTAAGTTGGAGTTCCTGTTGGTTCATGACTTAATGTAGTTATTTGAAATAATATAAATTCATTTGGGTCTGACTTTGCAGATATTCTAACATGACCTTTAGGTATTGAGGTAGAAGATAATATAGTTTGTAAAAAAGTAGTAATGGATTGACCAGTTATACCACTTTCATTAATACACATAATAGTTGATGTATCTTGTGATCCTCCTTGATTATTTAATGAAACATAACTAAAGCCTGGATCTGCTACCGCTAATGTAGTATTAAATTCATAATCAAACGTGGCACCACCAAAAGAACCATCGGCTCCACTTAAACCTTGTACACCTTGCGGTCCTTGTACTGTTGAATCAGCACCTTGTGGTCCAGGATTACCTTCTGTCCCTTGCGCACCTTGTGCACCAGCCGGACCTGTAATAGTTGAAGCAGCACCTTGTGTACCTTCCTCACCTTGAACACCTTCCTCACCTTGAACACCCGTATTCCCCTGTACGCCAATTGGACCTTGTACTGTTGAATCAGCTCCAGTAAAACCTTGTGCACCTTGTGAACCTTGAACCCCAAAAGGCCCTTGTGAACCGATAGCACCTTGTGCACCAATCAATCCAGCAGATGCAGCGTTTACATTTACCCATTTAGTACCATTCCATTGTAAAAAATCAGAAGCTACTGGGTTAGGCGCATTTATATCATATAAAGAATTAAGTAAAGGTTGACCATTATCTAAAGTTTGTAATTCTATGTTAGCAGAATTAAAATTAATAACTACATTTTTATTAGCTACATTAGTACCTACTGTTAATGCTTCTCCTACAACGGATGTTGAATTAGAAGTATTTATACCTTTAAATTCTAATGTAGTACCACTCATTCCGGCAAAAACATTTTGTCCGCCTATACCTACATTTAATCCTTGGTTTATTTCACCACCAGCAGAAGTGTTAATTAATTTAATTGCATTTACGGATGAGTCATATTGTATTTGTACACCATCTCCTGCAATTAATCTAAAGGTATCATTAGGAATTGTAGAAGATAGAGTGACATCGGGGTTTGATTGTAATAATGGTGTTGCTCCAGTATAATTAACTAATATTTTTCCAAAGCTATTTGAACCAGTAACAGTTAAATCACCAGTACCTATACCTCCTACTAAATCCCATTCACTAGTTTCAAAGACACCTTGTGTAGTTCGTTTATTTGCTCTCCACCATGCTAAAGCTTCTGATGAAACACTAGTTCCACCAGTAACATCAACTATTTCAACAGGATGATATACTATATGACCTTCGTCATATGTTCTATTATCTACCCATGGATTAGCTACAGCTTTAAAGTTTTCATCTACTTCCCCGTTAAAAAGTTCTCTTTTAACTTCATTTCTATAGATGATATATTCTTTCAGATTGAATGCCATTTAACCTTATCTTTTTTTATTTATTCCGGTGGTTCGTTAATAATCTTTGCATCATCATACGGAAATTCATCAGTATCTTTTCGTGATGTAAATACCTCTCTTAATTGGTTAAGATACCAAGTACCTTCAGACCATCCAGGTACAGCATAACACGGAGAATAGATACCTGTTGTATATATTCTATAAAGTTCATCCCAGAATTTTCTATAATCATTTACTGATCTTTTAATAAATTCTACTTGTCTATTTACTAAAACAGATCTTTGTTTATTTCTTTGCTTATCGAAAGAAGACCCTTGTGTAAGTTTAAATTTACCTGTTAAATCCTCAGCTCTATATTCTGTTTCAAATCCATATAAGGTACTTCCACCTAAAAATAATTCAATAGAAACTAAATCTCCAACAAAGCATGGATCAAAAGGTACATAATTATTTTGGTAGAATAATTCCATTTCTGCAGAATTAGCAAAATCGGTAAATTCAGTTTTCTGGCTTGCCTGGTCATAAAATCCTATTCGGATTTTAGACACATCAAGTTTATACTTTTTTAAGTAAATAAAAAAGTCTAATGATAGTTTAAATGTCAATGCTTCAATAACCAAGAGAACACACTATTTTTTGTATATATTCAATACTTAATAGTATGGTAGTCATTTACTAGGTTAGAAATTTTACCGTGAGTTACATTACATTCATTAAAAATTTCAAGATGTGCAGTATCTCTATAATCTTCAATCCAATAAACATGTTTAAATCCTGCGTTAACCAATATCTTGGTACACATTTTACACGGTGATAATGTTAAGAGTATTATGTAATTTTGTGGATCATATTCCTGAAACTTAGCAATCATATTTACCTCAGCATGAATAAATCCACTTTCACCTGGTGTTAATGAATCTTCTTCTGTTCCAGTTTCTTTGTTAGTTTCAGCACCACTATAGGATCCATTATAACCAAAGCTTGCTATTTTACTAAAGTCTTTCTTTAATGCCATACAACCAACTTTAGTTGTAGAAGAATTAGAAAGATCTCTAATACTAAGTAAAATATTTTTAAAGGCGTTTACCTTTAACTGAAGTCGTCGAAGTTTGGAATCCATTTTTGTTTAATTAAAGTAGCCTTCATTTTTACTTCTGGCAATTCTTTGTTTAGGGTATTTGCAATTTTAATGTTTTCTCTATCGTCATCAAAGAATTGAAAGTTTCTAAATCCCATTTGAACAAATTTCATGAAAGCTTCCTTTTTCTTTTGAGCAGTAGATCCAGTAAATCCTAGAGAAGGGTCATTAATAGCAAATATGTAGTCTGGGTTTATCTTTACTCCGTTATGTGAGAGAAAATCATAGATAAGTTTTGCATCATCTCTTGCTGTAATAATTCCTACAGCTTTACCTTTTGCTATGGTTCTTTTTAAGATGTTAAAAACCCATTCAATAATTTTACCACCTTTAAGAATTTCTAAATCTCTAAAATCAGAAAAATCAAATTTGTCATAGGCTTTAGTCTTAAAGGTATTGAATTCTTGTGGGGTAAGCTCAATCTCATAACCTGTCTTTGGATTGAAAACCTTAATCTTACTTTTGGTAACAACTAAAGTATCATCTACGTCAAAAACGGTTATGTCTTTTCCTTTGCTATATACTTCAAATAGTTCCATACATTATATATTATTAAAATACTTTTCTCTTACTACAGGTGAGCTATGGAATAGACCGGTTAACAGTCTCTCCCATTCTTATATATGTGTTTCACAACCGGAAAGCGGAGGGAATAACCACCGTTCTGATTTTGGCTTTCTTCAAAATATTGAACAGTTACAGTTTTACCGATTAGTTCATTATGATTGTTGAGGTAGTGTTCTCTTTGTTCTTTAGAGAATCCAGATCCTACACTTACACGGTTACCTTTATGTTCAATAATAATATTACTTAGTCCTTCTTTTTCAATCTGCTTTCCATTTTCTGTCCATCGCATTGTACCGTTCATACATTCTAGGATTGTATATTCAGCATCATGGAATTTTTTAACCTTTAGAAGATTATGGCTTCTTTTACCTTCATAACCAATATTCTTTCTAACCATGATTCCTTCAAACCCAGCCTCTTCGGCTTCTTTTGCCATTTCAGTAAATTGCTCCTCGGTAGTTAATTGTTCTTGTGGTAAGAATTCTAACATGGAAGAGTTAATGTTTTCTGGAAGGAGATCATATCCATTCTTAAGTCTTTCAGTAAGTGGTGTAGTTCCAACCTTATCATCAAATTCGTCTAAGGTTAAAAAATCAAATATAAAGAATTTAGGATTTTCAATTTGATGATCCTTCTTTCTGATTTGTTTCATAATTCCTTGGAAGTCTTCATTACCATCTTTATCTACCATACAGATTTCTCCATCTAAAATAAAGTCTCCACCTATCTTAGAAATTTCATTTTCTAAATTACCTAAGGTTGTAAATTCTTTACCGTTCCTTGAAAAGAATGTTACAGTATTCATTTCCTTTCTACAGATACATCTTACACCATCCAATTTTCTGGATCCGTACCATTCTCCACTCTGAAAATCTACTCTCTTAGGATTATATGCATTCGCTAAAGCGACCTTAAAAGTTGGAATTAAATCTGGGTGGATTGCCTTATTGATAGAAGTAGTACCACATCCCATATTAAGGTCTCGGTTTAGCATATAGTAAATAATATCTTCCCACTGTTTATTCTCTAGGACAAACCTATTTACATTTGCAATTGCCGTATGACCGGTACATACCCTATTTCTTAAATCATCCAACAGAGTAAAGATACTACCGTATGTATTTGGGTGACCTAGTAAATCTGAATTCTTTTTGCAATTCTTAGGAGTTACATTATATTTAAAATAAGGATTGTAAGTATAGAAGAAAACCTTTTGGAGAAATTCTCTATCAGAATTTTCGTCAGAGTTATCGGCATACTTTTTAAGAGTTGCAATTTTGTGATTTCCTGAAGAGGAAGAACGCATTTCATCCAAGAAGGATTGTAGATAAGTAAGGTTTGTGTATTCAGTCATATTCCGTTTATTTAATTATATTATAAATATAATAAAAAAACTTGGGAATTGAAAATTTTTCTGGGACTTTTTTCTAAAAGTTATTAACAATTTTTTATCTGATCCTGTAGGTTTTTAAGCTTTGCACACTTCTCAAAATCTTCTTTCATTTCAAAGTGTAGCAAAATTCTATCTAAACTTTTAATTTTATGTTTAGCAGTTTTTTCATCATATCGAAGTACCTGGTCAGGAAACATCATTATAGTATTATAACATAAGTTCATATATTGGTCCCAGCTCGTATTTTCCAATTGATCCAATAGCGACTTCATAAACTCTTCATTATCAAAATCCATTTTGTATATCTTTCATTTTCTTTACAAGATTTTCCTGATCTTCTGATAATTCATTTGGTAAATTAACTAAGATATTTATAAACAAATCACCAGCCATTTGTGGATTATTATAAGCAGGGAATCCTTTTCCTTTTATCCTAAGCATAGTCCCATTCTTTACACATTTAGGTATTGTATAATTTATAATTTTGTCAAATACATTTACTTCACCTTTACTACCAAGCAATGCATCATATAAATCTATATGTTTAATTGTATGTAAACCTTTTTTATCTAAGTAAAAGTTAGGATCATCTTGTATATGTACAGTTAAAATAAGATCTCCATTTTGATCATCGGTCATTCCTCTTTGACCTAATCCTTTTAATCTCATCCTCTGCCCAGGTTTAATGCCTGGCTTAATATCAACAGTTACAGTTTTTGTACCTAATCTAATTTCCTTATTACAACCATAATAAGCCTGCTCTAAAGTAATATAGATTTGAGCTGTTACATTACTTCCTCTTGTACTAAATCCATGACGACCTCCAAATCCACCAAAATTAGGATTACCAAAACCTCCTCCTCCAGTTTTTATAAACTCTTCAAAAAATGAATCATTAAATTGACTAAATGGATTTCCTTCAAATTTAGCTTTCTTTGTAGGATCGGTTAAAATATCATATGCATCTGCCACCTCCTTAAACTTTTCTTCGTTTCCTGAAGATTTATCTGGGTGATATTCTTTTGCTAATTTTCTATATGCTTTTTTTATTTCACTTTCATCGGCATTTCTATCTACACCTAATATTTTATAAGGATCCTTCATTACTTCCAAAAAAGTTGTATACCTATTAGGCTACATGCAAGTGCTAATGATACTATTGTTTTTGTAGTGATCCCTTCTCCTAATAACCACCAAGTTAAAAAAGCAAATGAAATAATACCAGTACCAAAACCAATAAACCTACCTGGCCATAACAACCCATCATAATATTCTACTATGAATTTTGTTCCGTAAATTAATATGTAACTAATACTAGTTCCCATAATTAAAGATACTGCAAAAGGATTCTTTTTAAACCATGGCCAAACAAATTGACCATTGGTTTGTACCCATATTAAAGTTTGCCCTAAAAAGAATAATAAAAAAGCTGCTATTAATTTATTCATCTATGTAATATTTATATCCTTGTCTTATTAAATGATCCATGTGACTCTGCATATCCTTTGCAGTAATCCATACGGAATTTTCTCTTTCGACTTTACCGTCTTGTCTTTTGTCATATGCTTTATTAAGAAACCATTTTTCTCTTTTTGATTCCCACCAAAACCAAATCTTTTGCCATGATCTAGGTTTTTTCATATAGACTTTATTACCTTCATTCATATGATTTATGAACTCTTCATAGGTAATGTCTTTTTTATTTTTCGTTGACATTTTTAATTTGAAGCTTTTTTAATTTTTCATCTACTCTTCTTTTCTTTTCTGCTATATCATTAGACCTTTCTAATTGAGTAGATATTTTTTGTAATACTTCAACTAATGCAGGTACATCTTGTTCAAAGAATCTTCTTCCTGCAGATGTTCTATAAAAATCTTTCATAAGGAGTTGTTTATTTTTATATGTTATTTTATGAGTTAGTTTCATGAATATATAATCAAATAACAAAAATAATAAATTATAATGGCAAAAGTACCTTTATTTGAAGATTTTATTCCTGTAGGTTTTGCTCCTAATAGTGCTGCCCAGTTTTCACTAGGTGGTGGTTATAAGGAAACAGGATATAACATGGACGCAATTGTTGGACCAGTTGAAGAATTAGGAAACCATGTAGCTGAACAGGCTAATAGCTATGAGAGCAATGATAACCCAGATCATACTGCAAAATCATATGTAAAAGAAGCTAAGAAACATATTAATGATAAAATAGATGAGGCATGTGAAAGCTATTCAATGTCAGAATCTACCCTTAATGAAGGAACTGATATTAGTTCATGGAATCAAGCAGGAATTAAAGGCGATGCAAATGCACAGATAACTACCTTTGTTGGACCTAGAGATGTTGAGTCTTTTGGTTTAGGTAGAAAATGTATGCAAATAAACATTGGTAGAAACTATGTTCAGTTAAACCCGGCTGATATTGTAGAGCTAAAAGAACTTCTTAAAAACTATAAAGTATAATGATACCTAAATTTAAAAATTATTTAAATGAAGCTTCTGATTATGAATTTAATCCTAATGAAGCAGCGAGAAGATTAAAGGATAGAGAAAAGGAAAACATCCAAAGATATAGAGCTGCTCAAGAGCGAGGAGATAATTATGCTATTGAATTATATGAACTAAAAATCAAAATGGATAAAATAGATCTAGAAGGATTAAAGGTACAAACTGCTATTCATCAGCTAAAACAAAAAAATGGAAAGTAATGATAGGTAAGTTTGATGAATTCTTAAATGAAAAAAACTTTATGGTACCAACAGCTGATACTGCTATTAAGTATAGGCTATCACATATGCCAATGTCAGGGTACATTGTAGCAATGCCATCAAGCGGTAAAGAATTAGATAAAGAAATAGAATCAGGATTTTCTAAAACTGCAATTGCTAAAGATATAGAAGATATGTTAAATGATCAATTAAAAAAGTATAGACAATTTATTAGAGTAAGTGTTGATAATACTTATAAAGGAGCAGGTTATGCATTTACGATTGACATGGATGAATTACTAAAAACATTAAACAGATAATGGAAAATAACCAAGAAAGAGAAGACTTAAGCAAAATCCGCCATTATAAAGGCACGGTAAAAGATTTTAAAAATTACTGGGATGAAATGGCTGGAATGGAAACGAATGCATTTGGTACACCAGAATATCAAGGATTTAATGATGTTCATCCAACTCGTGGTGAAGGTGATAGTGAACATTGGAAAACTTCAAATGTAACTGAAGGTAGAAAAACTACCGATGGGTTAGGTAAGGAAGGAATGGAAATGTATCATGATATATCTATGATAACTGGTTTTGATGATGGAGATACTGTTAGAGGTTATGGCCAAATAGAACCTGCCATGAAAGATCATAAACTATTTAAAAAGCTCACACCTAGAGAAGTAAGAATTTTAAGGAATGCATTAAATAATGTAATGAGAATAAGAATCAGAATGGAAAGATAATTTCCTACTTAAACAGTTCTTCTAAATTATTATCTTTAATAACCTTTTTTAGCATAGGTACATATCGCTCAGCCTCTGCATAACTTGCCCCTAAATATTGAAAGTATTCATCTTCAGTATTTAACTGGCTTAAATACCTACATTGATAAAAAGCGTAGTCATACACCGATTCTCTCCAATGATTATAATAAGCATGATTTCTTGAGGTACCTTCTGCCGTTGTAATTCTACGCCTTGCCTGCTTCATACCAAAGAGATTATGATTTTCTAAAAAAATATCACTTTTCCAATATCCTGTCTCTAGGATAGATTGTGCCATTACAATATAAGGAAATTTTACCCTTAGGTCTTTTAGCATTCCTACTAACTTTTCCTGATTAAATGTATCTATTTCATTAATAAATACTACTGTCTCGGCTTCTTTAAAATCGCTTATGATAACTTCCTTTGCAGTTCCTCTACCTATAATAAAACCTATTATTGCAATAAACAATAAAATTGATAAAAGATAAAGTACCCAGTTTTGGATACATACTCTACTGTACATTAATTTTTCTCTATCGTATTTAAAAAGCATATACTATTTATAAGTTAAACAAAAAAGCATTAGAGTAAAATAACCTAATGCTATAATTAGAAATATATCTATTGATTGTAATTTATTTAAAAACTTTTTCATTTTTCTCTAGATAAAAATATCCATAATACTAAGTATACCCAAAATGCAGCAGGTACAATAAATATAAAAGAAACCCTCCACAGAATAGAGGGAAGATTAGACCATTCACCTAACCCTTGGCATACTCCACCAATATAACCATTTCCTCTGTATAGTTTATTACTCATATAGATTAAAAGTTACCTTCAGCAACTTGAAAACAATCAAGACCGTTTTCTCTCCACATCTTAACGACTTTATTTCTGTCATCAAATACACAAAGTATATCATCCTTCTTTTCACCTTCAAATAAAGTATCCAACCAATGTTGTTTTAATTTATCATCTGGCATCCACTTAAATTTTTGTGATGTAGGTCTCATGTATAGAAAATCGTAAGGTACATTGTTTTCTTTTAACCACTGTTCTGTTGCATCTTTTGTGGCTTCACTTCTACCTGACAAAATATAAAGAGTATGATCTACACCCTTCATTAGTTGCATCATCTGTATAACAGGAACATTAGGTTTATCCAAATTAATGTTTTTAGGATCAAAAAATTTATCCCAATCCATTTTACCGTCATCTTTTGTAGAAAGAGATCGCCTTTCGTCTATGTTTGCAATAGTACCGTCAAGATCAAAGATAATGGTATTTTGTGTACCGTCTAAGTCGAATGTAATTCCCATATTTATTTTATTTGATTTATTTAAATATAACAAGTAGTTATATAAAGTGAAAGTTTTTTATGAACTTTTTTGTTCTTCGTCTCTAAGCTTTTGGATGTAAACAGCCTTAAGTTTTTTAGCTCTCTTTTTTGCAGATGGTTTTACAAATTCTTTACCTTCTTTTATTTTTCTAATCTGCTTAGTCTTTTTTTGTTTTTGCTTATATCTTTTAAGCATTCTATCTATAGAATCTTTTTCATTCTTTTTAATTATTATCATACATTATATTTTTTTGTTGTCCCTACAGGGGTCGAACCTATACTCTTCTGGACCAAAACCAGACGTGTTGCCAATTACACCAAGGGACAATATACTAATTCCTTGAATTATTATTTATTATTTATTGTGCTTAACGATAAATGATCCTACAGCACCTTCCAGTTTTTGTATTTTTAAACCTAATTTATTCTCCACTTTATCAGCCCTAGAATCAATAAGCTTACCTAGCTCTTCTGATTCTTGACTAAAGTTTCGTTCAAGACGGTCTATTTCTTTTTCAAAATGCTGATGTAATTTTTCTAATTCATTAGAGAGGTCATCAGCAGTATCCCCAATGTAATCTTCAAGATCCTCTTTAGAATCTTCAATGTTTGAAACTTTGTTCCAAACCCTAACAATACCTATGACACTTAAAATAAAAAGCACCGTAAGTACACCTAAAGTAAAATAAAATGTTTCCATAGTTTTCGTTTTTTGTTTTTATAGAATTAGTATATTAATTATATGTAAAAAAGTAAAAAGGTTTAAGCACAAAAAACCCAGGGTCCTAGAATCCTGGGTTTCTTTGTATGTATATAATTTAATTAGAATCTTAAACCGAATCCTAAAGTAAGATTAGTTGTTTTTGTTCCAGAATTGTAAACCAATTTAGGATCAACGAACACTGCATCTTTGTGGAAAGTAAACATTTTACCTATACCTATTTCAAGGTTATCAGTATCAAATTCACTTAATCCAGCATATAGGAAAAAGTCCTGCTCTCCGGCAGTAACAAAGTATCTTGCATGTACATCAATGCTAAGATCTTCTGTTGAGTCAGCCTGTTCAACACCTAATCCAATCATAAGCTTATCAGTTACACCATAGCCTAATGTTGGGGATACTGCCCAGTCTGTCCATGCAACATTTGCAATGTCACCCGTACCTACGTACCAGTCACCTTTTGCATTTTGCGCGTTTGCTCCAAAACCTACTAGGATTGTTAGAGCGAAAGTTAAAATAAAATTTTTCATTTAATTAATTGTTTTTGGTTAAAATTATTTTGAACCGGTTTTTGAAGCCGGTATTAAACACTTTACTTTTATGAGAATGAATCTAGTACTTTAATTTCCATAAATTTTCAAATGTTAGCCGTGAGCAGACATACCCACAGTTTTTCTTTAGTTTCTTTTATTAATATTTAATTATATTGTAAAGAAGTTATTTGTTTCACATTAATATTGTGATTCTCTTTTTACGACTTCAATTGCTTTTAAAAGCTTGTCATAATCAACAGGGCATTTAAGATCTAATCCTGCTCTTGCTGTAAATTTAATATATGCATCACCTCTAAGATAAATGAGTATAGTTGGTGCCATTCTAATTTTTAAATCACTTTTTAATTTAGGTGATGTTGCTATATTGCACCTGTAATATTTTACACCATTTAAATCATTAATCTTTTTCCAATCTTTAAATGCATTGTCTTTATTAAACTCTGCCCAAAATTCTACAACTATTACATCATGTATAGAATTGTCTTCAAATGCTTCATAACCTGTAACCTTAGTATCAAAGTTATTATCGTTTACCCAGCCTTGTGAAAATACTGAAGTACTGATTAATAACAAGCATATAAGTAAAATATTTTTCATATTATCGTCTTTGTTGTAATTCATACAGACGTTCATCTATCTTCTTTAACTGTTCTTTCATTTCTTCAACGTCTTCTTGTGTGTCCATTATAGTCTGCCTAATTAATTCGTCTTTCATATCAAATTCCATTCTTTCAATCACAGGCTTAGGTAATTTTTTAGCCTCGTCAATATCAGCTTGTAATACGAACCACATACTTATAACAGTTGCCATAGCAGCACCTATAGCTACTAAGGTTTTAATACTTACCTTAAATCCAATATCTTCATTTAACTCTTTTGCCATTTTAATCTATTCTTATTTAGCAGTAACTATAGAAAACAAGATGTATGTTACTAATCCAAATAACACACCGTTTAATTGTCTTTCATGATGGCCCTCAGTTACAGTTGGTTTGCAGCAGTCATCAGATACTGGTTTGGATGCGCCACAACCAAATAATAATATTGAACCTAATGCTAATGTTACTATTTTTCTTTTCATTATTTAAATGTATAATTTAATCCAAACGTAGATTGATATAATTTACTATCCCACATTTTACTATATTCACCTTCAACAAATACACCAAGATTTTTTCCTACCTTCCATCCAAAGCTAGCACCAAAGGAATAATCAGACCATTGTTCTAATTCAGAATCTTCTACCAATCCACCTTTACCCCAATTGTTTCTATTTAAGTAGGAACATAATTCATCACCCATGACATACTTATGATAAGGTAAGATATAGTTACCGTAAGCATGTAACCAGAAGTTGCCTTTGTAATGATAAAAATCAAAACCTACGATAGGGGCAATTTCACCAAACCTATCTAACTGACTCCATACTTCATTATTAAACCGGTTCATTAATTGAGGAAATATAGTCTCCCTAAATTCTAAATCAGTTTGGGCAACCTCGTTACCTTCAGAATCAACCCAATACCAATCATTTACTTCGTTACCGTTTTCATCTTCACGCGTATAGTATATGTCATCATAACCATATTCAAATCCTAACTCATACCAATAATTAGTTGGAAAACCTGAATCGTTAGTTTCATTTAACCATATCTCAATAGGATTATATCCATAAGCTCTATCATGAGTTCTAAATATAGCACCAGCAGATAGTGAGAATTTTTCACCTATAGGTAATCTTGCTCTGGCTTCAGCTGATTGATATTTTAAATTAATTCTACCAACCTCTCTACTTTCAGCTTTTATAATATGATGTTTACCTGTATGCTTTAGGAAGAATCTATGATTATCAAATTCTCTTCCTTGCCATCTTTCTTTTTCTAAATGAAATTGATATTCAAAACCAGTTACAGCAGAAGAAGGTGCAGTAAATGCTAATTGCTGTTCTGTACCATCATAATAGTTTTTAGGCTTTCTTTCATAATCAAATCTTGCAAGCTTTCTTATTCCAAAACCGTATCTATAATCAAAAGGAAAGGATGGTGTATTATCTACAACATCAGGAATTGAATATAATGAACCATCAGGATTGGTTCTAACAAAATATGTAGGTGATCCTGCTACTACAGAGTTTCTAATTTCACCAGCGCCATATACAGTACCATACTTTAAAAAGTCTTGGTAAACTTTACTAAAGAATGAATCATTTTGTGCATTCACATTAGTGGGCATTAACATTACTAATGCAATTAATATGCTAAATAAGTATTTCATATAGATAGAACTATTTTTAGTATTTATTTTAAAGAATAAGTTTTTTTGAGAGAAATTTCTTAATTCTTTATAAAACTAAAAAAGACCGGATAAACCGGCCTTTAAAGAAACATTTTACTGCTTATGATTTTTTTACAACAGATCCTGAAGGTACATTAGTATTAGCAGGAATAGTAACACCATTTTCTACAAAAACATTATCACCGATAGTAACACCATCTTCAATTACACAATTAATATCTATTGTACAATTAGCTCCTATATAAACCTGGTCACCTATTGTTGTTCCAGGTCTAATCAGTGTGCAGCATCCTACTACTAAACCTTTACCTATAACAGAACCATCGAGATTATTACACCCTTTAAAGAATTGATGAATATTAGAAGAACTTAAATATTTACTTTCAACACTTAATCTTTCACTACCATCTTCAACTGCTATGATCCATTCATTATCTCCACCTGCCTGAGAATAATTACTCTTATCATAAATTGCCCACTCCCCTACTTTAAGTAGTGAGGTAATTTTCGTAGACCACCCTGTAGGTATTCCACTATCATTTGTTCCGTAAATGTTTAACATATCTTTTAATTTATTTTTTTATATATTTTCAGTTGAGTAATTTATTTCTAAATTCCCAAAAGTAGTATCAGTTACCCAATAAGGTGGTGGTGAGGTAACACTCTGTAAGTAAATACCGTTTTCAGGTTTCAGCATCTCTTCTATTTCTTCTTCATTTACTTGAACAGATTCAGCAGCAGTGTGAGTGTGAGTGTGAACTGGCTCTTCTTCTGTTTCTTCAGTATCTGTAGTTTCCCATCTTAAACCAGTGCCTTCTAAATCTTGATTGTCTAATTTATGAAGATCTCTTTGTACATATAATATACTACTACCTACTAGTTCGGCTTCTAAAATACCATCTACATAAATTTCCTTTACTGCATTATATGGAAGTTGGTTTGGAATTAATTCTTGGTATAAGTCTGATTGAGCTGAGATAATTTTTGCCACATACGCTTTAGCGTACTTAACATCATACTCTGAGACTTTACCGTTTAGTGTAATTGTTTTTACTTTTGACATTAGGTTTAGATTGTAATAAAAAAAGGGAAGACGATACGGAAGGGCTTGAGAATACCTTCATCATTGCGAGCTGCTTTAAATTAGACTACCACTTTCTGAATTGCCATTCTATTACTTAATTAAACCGGCCGAGGTTTAATCATCGTAATTGGTCATCATAACCTTTAAGTGTACCTTACGCCACATACTCTTTGCGTTGTTCAGTCATTAACTAGGGCTCGGCGGTCTGCCTTCCTAGAAGTCTTTGCAAAATCTCTGTTAGATTTTTATTGCATTGAACCTAAGTTCTGGTAATTACCCCAGTTCTGTTTCCTCATTTGAGTCATCAGCGAACCATCGTTCTAACTTAGTGCCTTATTCCCTTTTGCTCAGGAATTTTTCGGCCACGCATCTACACATAATTGGAATAATCATTTAGGAGCTACCTAAAGCTTTCCGTTCTGTGCCTTCCCATAATTTCATAGAACTTTTTAATCCTTTTGGATTTATTATTATATACTTAGTTTAAAAATAGTTTCATTATTCAGAGGTATTAATTATCCCTCCAATAATTTTAGTTTCTGCTAGGTGATCGAACTCTCCATAGGTAATAATCTTATAACCTGTTTCAATAGGTTCAAATCGTTGAACACAAAGACCTTTTAATTCTTCACCAAAAATATCTAATTTAGAATGTTCATTAATGAAAGGCCCACCGCTCGGATCTACCATACTAATCCATGGATTTGATTTTACAAAATTTTGATATTGTTTTCCAATAACACTAGGTCCTACATATCGATCGTTTTCATCATACACAGATTCATGAATTGCTTCTTTAAAACTTTCAATGTGCATTGGATGACCACCTTTGGAACCTACATCTTTACAGTAATTCTGATATGCTAATTTATAATCATTAGAACTTCCAAACCTACAGTGTTCAAAAGAACCTTCCCATAGGACTGAACCATCTTCTTGTTTTGTAAATGTGTAGACATCTCCGTATCTGTTTGTATACTTTACCATATTTTTGTATTTTACTACCGGTGAACCAGACAGGATTCGAACCTGTGACCGTCTGCTTAGAAGGCAGATGCTCTATCCAACTGAGCTACTGGTCCAAATGTTTTAATCTAATTCTCCGTTACTCCATGCTTCATAAATGATTGCCATAATACCTTCATCGGTATCAGCTTCTTCCCAACCAGTAGATTCATTCCACATAAAGAATTCTGTACTCTTTGGATTTTCAGCAATTCTTACTGATAAGTTTTCTCCGTTTACTTCAAGATCGTATTCATTAGTAGTTGCCCACCATACTTCATCTTTACTTTTTACTTCAATTGAATACTCCATATTTAAATAGCTTTAAGAGATTCATCATTATGATGAATAGTAACATCATAGTACCTTTCACCGCACATTGCATTTTTATATTGTTCTGCCCAATCTGGTCTTATTGAATAACCATGATAGTTATAACTTATAACTCGACCTTTTTCTTGTTTATCTCTAAATACTGGAAGTACTACTCCATTACGGTCAGTCTTTCCTTCTGGGTGAGGTACACATGCCATTGGTTTAATCCATGTAACTTTGTCTCCTACATTAAATTTGTAATCTGTCATTTTTTAATTATTAAAGGTTAGTACCGCTGGACGGATTCGAACCGTCACTCACCGTTCGGCGAAAGGGATTTTAAGTCCCTCGTGTCTACCAGTTTCACCACAGCGGCATTCGTTTTACTTATCTTTGTTCTTTGGGTTTATTGTGTTCTTATTAAATATAATTGAAAATAGTACATTCAATCCGAAGGCTTGCCAAAATCCAATAGGATTAACAGCATCTATAGCCGGTACGAGGCATTCATTCCAAAGCCATTGAGTAGGCCATGCAAGTATCAATGCCAGAATCACAAAGCCCAATATAAGTAAAAAGGCGAATGCGAAGGGAGCGGTAAATTTATTCATATTTGTTATATTGTTTATAGTATAATTATAACAGGTATAAATGTATTCTGAAAGTGTTTAGTAAAAAATTATTCGTCATCTTTAAACATACCATACAAAAACATGAGAACAAAAAAAGGCCATGCTATAAACCAGAATATTCTTTCAAAATTAGTGGCAGGTTCCATATCTAGTTTTTGGTAAAGTGTATCAAAACAAAACCCACACACTACACCAATAGTAATATATGCAATAATATAATTAGATACCATCAACTAATTCTTTAATTTGTTTATCTTCTACATTACCAATCTTCTTACCTTTAATTTCACCATTTTCAAAATAGATAAGAGTAGGAATACTTCTAATATTAAATTCTTTAGCCACATCTGACTCTTCATCTACATTACAAAAGATAACCTCTATATCTGGGTTTTCTGTAGCAAATTTTTCAATTCTAGGCTTCATCATTTTACAAGGCCCACACCATTGAGCCCAAAAATCAACAAGAACTCTAGGTCCGTTAAAATCTTCTTTTGTCATAATAAGTTTTGTTTCTGTATTTATACAGGTGGATCAAGAGGTACATCTGCATATCTCTCGCTACCTAGAATTAAGTTAGTAGTGGTATCAGGAATTCCTGCACCAACATAAGGCTCAAGTTTTTGCATAGCTTCAGTAATATCTCTTGCTATGATATTGATTTGTTTTTCAATAGCATTATCTAAGTATACACATTCATAGATGAGGTGGTCATTAATCTTAGATGTTTCTAATACTTCAATACTTAGTACTACTGATTGCCTTCCTAAACCTTTTAAGGATTTAAGTAAATCTTTTTTGCTTCTATTATATTTCTTTTTAAGCTTTGACATAACTTTATTTTTTATCTTTAGGAAATCTTCCATAGTTACCCATACCGTCATAATCAGTTACATCATGATCTGGGTAATTTTCTTCTTTGCTTTTTCTTGAACTATAGAATATATTCCAGATAGTGAAGTACATGTACACGGCAAAAATTATACCGCCTATAAGAAAAAACCCTAAGCTCATTTTGTTCGTCTTTGGCGAATAGCAATCGCGAATAATAAAATAGTTCCTGGCCAATGAGCAGAGTATTGTGCTTCTGCTAAATTACCTGTCATTCCTAATCCTACTGAGTAAATTAAGCAAACGAATGCTAAGATAATAGGATACCACTGTTGAATAAAATCTTTCATAATAATTGTTGTTTATTATTATATTGTAAATATGTATTTAGTTTAAGGTCGGCCGGGAGAGACTTGAACTCTCATGTAACCAATTACTCTTTCTACAAGGTATAAGCTTGAGGAGATACCGGCCGATTGCCTGGTTAGGCTTCAGCGGCAGTTACCAAGATAGAGGAATCTAACGAGGTAAATGATCCATCCCTATATTCACAGATAGTAGTATCACCCTTCTGCTTTTCCACCATCATAGTGGTAATTCCAGTTGGAGTAGAGATAGTAAACACGGAGCCAGGGAAGAGTTTCCAAAGCTCGTATCGGTTACCCTTAACGGGTTCTTTAATCATCCAGTCTTTAATGTTTCTTGACATGGTGTAAAAATTAAAAGGTTAAAATAAAAGGTGTTTGTTATTGTAGTAATTATAATAACTAAAAGTTTATTCTGAAAGTGTTTGTTAGAATAAAGTAGGGTTTTTTCTAGTTCTTAGAGGTTCGGCACATTTTCTAATGGCGGTCGCACATTCGCACATAGCAGCACATAGTTCCCTTAGCCAAAGTAGCCAGTTAAATTCGCAGCCCACTGAGTGTCCAATCCAAATATATGGCAAAAGGCTACCGCCAATGCAAATCCGAGAGTAAGGAATAGGAATCCAATAACTCCATTAGCCACACATAGTACGCACCACTCAGCCGTTTGCTTCAGCAGTCTCTTCTTCAATAGTAGTCTCATCATCATTAGTTTTTGCTTCACAAATTATTTCGCAGTTATTTCCAGTAAATTCAATTCCGACAACGGTTCCGCCACGCTCCTCTATACCTTCCATAAATTTATTAAGGTCAAAGGAACGGAAAAAGAAACCACCCTGAGCATCGCCCTGAAAGCCTTCTTTCCAAAAAACCACATCTTTAAAATTTTTATTAGCCATAGTATTAATTATATTGTAGAATCCCCAGTTTGTTTAAAGGCATTCCCTAGTTTGTTTTTAACCTTCTCTTTCTCCACATCCTCCATCAGATCATCATATCCATCAATATAATCAGAATCACTAACAGGAATATACTCTGAATAATCTATATGGACCATAGTAGGACAAACCTTTGGAATAACGAACGCGGTAAACTCAAACCCAGCGCCGAACTGTGGTTGTCGTTCCCTCGCATGTTTAAAGGTATTATTAGTAAATCCGAGTGGCGTCGCATTACCGTAGTATGTCGCGTTTAATCCATCAGCCTCGTAATGACCACCAGACTCGCCGCAGTGGCAGGTCTTGGTAGTATACGATAGACTGAAAGTATCCTTGCAGGTATTACAGTAGAGAAGTTTCATGTTTTACTTTTTGAAGAGTACCTTGTAGATTTTGAGTACCAGTAGACCTGCCATGAGTACAGTTAGATATTGGGCACAGCAGCTGATTGCGGTCAAGGAGTCCGCAATGGATGCTAGAGCATCTGCCTGGTTTGTATGATTACTTAAAAATTCGTTCATAGGTAAAATTGTTATTGTTATTATAATAAAAATATAACAAGTACCCTAAGTATCTGAAAGTTTCTACTAGCTCTTTTTTTACAGGATGAAAAAATTTCTGGACTAGACATGATCCGAATAGACATACCAGATCTAGTCACATTCTGAAACTATGCAAATTTTCCGGCTGGAATTTTTATGTGGGCCCAAACTCATGAGCCAGTTTGACCTAAAAAGCATCAAGTGAATTTTACTCTTGAAGGGTATTATTCTCTAAGGGACAATAGTACAACCGGATAGCTACCACTAAGCTACCAAGCTAACTAAGCAATACCATGACAATAGGGACCATTAGACCAGGAACCACCACCATTGCTTAGCTACATAGACCAGGACCTTGCTAAGCTACTACCTGCTACAACCGTTATATCGCTGGTACAGGCCCCCTACAGGCTAATATAGGGTATATCCTTGTAGATCGCTATTTATGCATTTTCTATGGTGGTTATGGACCAGTAGGTGGTTTTAGCGTGTTTGGTGGACCGGGTGAAATAGATGAGGTATGGCACTATTAGCCTGTAGGGCCGATATATCACAATATAGGCTATATTGGGCTGTCTAGAGGCAGTCTAGAGTGCTATTTGTGTGAATATATGTGAAATAATGCGGTATATATGGGCTATATATGGGCTCTAGAGCGGCTATCCAGTGGCTATGGTCTAGATAGGGCCCAAAAATGACCTAAAATGTGGGTAAATATCACACCAAAATAGGCATTTTTACCTAGTCCTGCTAGAGCCCATTCTAGAAGTGTGAGTTTTGTGTGAAATTTAAGCACTAAAAAGGGCAGCCTAGTCTGAATACAGATTAATGGCTGCCCTATAACCTAGGGATAAAAACGGAAATTTGAAACCCTGTGGTTTATTTCATAATCAATTGATAGGTTTATGCTTCTCCTCTAACCATTGCGGCTTCAGAAGTAGTTAATAGATCTCTCGTAGCGAATGGGTTAATATCCAGTACACCTTCAGTATCATATTGTTTCTTACACAGGATGTTACCGGCGGTTACCATTAGATTCCCCATTTTACCTTCGTTAATATTAAACTTAGTATCGTTAGAGGCAAAATTGGTCATACCATTTACTACATCCCAAACAGACATACCTGATTTAGCATTTTTCATTTGAGCCTTTGTAAAGGTATTTGGATCGGCACCTAGAGTAGAATAAGCCTTGAATGCTCTTTCTACCGGAATGTACCTTTGGATATAATCGTAATCTACAGCTTTATCCAATGATAGTAGGCTAGAAGCAGCTCTCTGCATTTCCGCTAGGGAGGCGTCTGTATCATGGGCCTTTTTAATATTCTCGGCCAATCCTACTGGTTGGAAATTAGTAGATGCCATTCGGATCATATGTTCATTAAACTCATTGATGTTTTTATCGTTGAGGTTATGAAGACCATAGTTTTCAGCGAATGCCGTTGAGGTCATACCATTGGCACAAATTAACCTTTCCAAATAAGGCGATACTTCCAATCCTCTAGATGGTGTATTCCTAAATGTAACTCCAGTATTAAATACTTCGTTTTGCATTCCTGGTACATTAAACATTCCCTGTGGTGATACACAGTTAATTTGTGTACCTCCATACTGAGATGATCCCATATGAGTTACACCAAGGTTATATTGGTCGATGTACCTTGAAGCAAAATCAATAAATGATTCGTTACTAATGGAAGCATACCCTGCAGGTAGAATATCAGTAATCTTTCTGGTAGAAGGATCAACCAATAGTGTTACCGTTTGGTCGTTCTTAGATGATTTCATAGATTTCATCATAGTAATTAATTGTCTTAGACCATCATTACCGAAACCTTCACTAAACCTTTTGGCAAACGCCTTAGGAATTCTCAGCCTACCGAGTAGTTTACCGAATGCCTTATCAGTTACCTCAATCTTAACACCGTCAATGTCGATATGGTTATTGTCCACTACATTAAACTCAGATAGAGTTATTTCTTTCCTCATTAGTTCATTACCAATGGCTTCTGCCTTTTTAACGTCGAATGCAGATTGACTTAAGGTTGTAATACTTTTCATATTTTATCCGTTTTTTAAATTTTTATTATAATATAAATATAATCAATTTATTTGGGAATTGAAAATTTTTCTAGGACTTTTTTCATAGAAGTTATTAACAATTCCCTTTCTTTATTTATTCGGTTACCTCATCCTTTAATCCGAATAGTTTATCAAATTCCAAACCATCCTTTTTAACTAGTTCCTTTTCCTTCTTTTTGAGTTGTTTCAAACTTTCGGATTTTTTGAACCTTTCAGTATCGTAGGTAACATCTCCGGTTGCAGCAAGATTGAAGAACATTTGTTTTCCAACGTGACCTCTTCGGTTTTTACTGAATACCACATACCTTTCATCTTGAGTTACAGTATCAACGAATCTGATCTCCATCATACCGGTAGTCATATGCTTTAGTTTATTGGATCCAACGAATGTACCACCTTTATTTACCTGTTGGATATTAAGGAATGAAGTATAGTTCTTACCTTTATTCTGTCCAAGGTTTTGTTGGTACATTAAATCCAATAACCATTTCTCTGCTCTATTCCTTGTCATTCTATCAGATTCTTGGATAGTGGCTTGGAGTTCAATAAAGGAGTCAATCAGTACAATATCG